GGTGTACTGCAAGTCCTAGTAAAATAGTAAATGCAGATGTGCCTAATGAATAATAGTAGTATTGTTGTAGAAAGTCAAGATATGACATTACCATTGAGTATGTAATTATACCGAATGGGGTTTCTATCGGGGCAACTTTCCACCATAGATTAACTGGATTAATAGCAGTAATTGCGAAACCTAGTGTTCCTGCAATTATTGTAAAGAATGTAAACATCCCTAATGCTAAGTTTCCAACTTTTTTGAAGTTAGGTAATTTTATTTTCATTTGGCTCCTCTAGCTAGTATATTCGCCGACAATTAGCATCATAACAAAACACCCTGCAATAAAGAAGGCTATTTTTATTAAATCTTTAGTTGACATATCTTCATTTATCTCCCCATAAAAATGTAGATACTAATTGTCCTATTATAATATCTATACTATTATACTAGATTTTGGCTCCAAACTTCCGGTAAAATGTCATTAAATTGACTTTCAGTGGCATCATATCGGTTTAAATAGATGATTTCTTTACCTATTTCCCCATATTTTGGATGGTAGTACAATACTAGCTGTCTTGGCTTATTAATTGCCTGAACTCTCTGCATTGCAAATTCGTCTCCACCCTTCATACAACCACAGATATGTATGTTACCTGTTCCAATATCAATCTCATCTATTCTGTGGAAGTGTCCCATCAAAACAGAATCGAAGTATGTAGACATTCCTGCTTCTTCTAAATCTTTAACTTCAAGATTTCGGATTTCATCTTCTAAGCCTCTTCTGAATTGAAGTACATTTCTCATATTTAACACACCCTTAGTGATTGCAGTACCACTACCAGCTCCATTAATGAAGTCTCCATGTGTCAAAAGTATTTGTCTATTAGCTACTTCAATTGTAGTAGAAAATGTTTTTGGAATATGGAATTCAATGTTAGTTTGATTCTTGCAAAATGCGGAAATCCATTGATACAACATATAATCCCAATCTTGATGCTTATCTTTCATAGGTGGTTTCCTAGTCATTCTACCATGATTACCTACTACACAAGCTACTCTAACTTTATTAAAGTGTGGGGCTAGAAATATTAATGCTTGAGCAATTAAGTTAGCTCCTCGTATCATTTGTCCCATACAGTTGTCCACATTCGTTCTTGCTAACTCTTCATGTATGTCTCCACTAATCATATCGCCTAACATAGGAACTACAAGTTCATCTATTTCTACAGAGTTTCTTCTAAGTTCTGCTAGTGTTAATACTTGATTTGCCCATCCATAAAGCCTTCGGTTGAATATGTCAATATTGTAATGATTCAAACCTGCCATCTGATCACTTTCTACTCTATCTCCAACGTGGGTATCAGTAAGCGGAGCAATCATACTTTGAGCACTGCTACCCTTTATCTTTCCTGAAGGCTTTCGGACTTTAACTTTTTTAGCTTTATCGAATGCAGGTGCTAATTTAATAATTGACTCTTCAAAGATTTCTTGTTTAGCTTGATCTTTGATTGTAGTTTCATAAAGTTTTTTGAAATATTTAGCTTCCGCTTTATAAGTTTCAGCTTTCTTTCCCATCTTAATATGATGAGTTGGATCTAATTCAGGATCTATTATAGCTTCATCTTCGCCTAAATAGACCTCCTTGTCGTACCATCTTTGAATATTGGTTCGATGTATTTCTATCCCGAATACTGACTTCAGCCATTCCGATAGACCTGTCCACGTTGCTCCCGCTTGTCTTCTTCTTATTAGTTCTGTTTGTGCCTTGGCTGGTATCTTTGTCTCGCCTTTGTTCCACATGTTTGCTCCTTGCTAACTTTAATATTATTGCTCTTCCACACTGCATGCATTTTAAATCATCATCCTCATCTAATCTCATAAAACCACCACATTTATCGCATATATTTCCAGTGCTCTTATTATATTTTATCATATTTGACCTAGCTGTGTCAAGTCTATTTGATGCCTTTTAGTAGTTTTGGGGTGTACCATATATCTATATCAGATGCTTCCTTACCTTCTTCTAGGTATACTGAGTCATCTTCAAAATATAATGGTCCTTTAAATAGATTGAGCCCGTCTTTTAATTCAGTTATAAAGCTACTTACTTTAGCTTTTTCCTTTGGATCTAAACCATCTCCATATTTAAAACCTACAATAGATTCTTCTAAATTAGCCCAGTTAGGATCAGTCCAAATCCAATTGTTTTCAAATTTACCTGAGTTACTTAGTTCAACCAGTTCTAAATAGTCATAGCCCCAATTAAAGTAATTTACTCCTAGACAAATTTCTGGGGATTGTTCACAAGCTCCTTTATAATCGTAAGGTACTACCCATATATCCTCTCCTCCAGCGGCTCTTTGTCCTGCAACAACTACGGCTTCAGTAGTATCTATATGAGAGATTACAACATCCCTACCAGAGTCATAAAATTCATTAACTACTTGTGTTGGATCTAAAGTCATGCCCGGAATATGAAACCAGAATCCAATCCAAGTTACATCGAAATCAATTTCTTTATCTCCAGCACAATGTAAAGCTCCAAGGTAGGTAGCATTTGCTAATCTTCTTGTCTCATCATTAACTAATGGACCAAGAAAACCAATCTTTCCTTCTTTAGATTTAATAGCTGCTGCACAACCTGCAATCATTTGACCATATTCCATCTTACCCATTACATTAGATAGGTTTTTTAATTCAGGTTTATAGCCTTGTCCGACTACTAATGCACTATCTCCTGTAGACCAGACGAAATCGGTGTCTGGATATTTCTCTGCAGCTTCTAATATACCATCTTTCATATCATCTGAAGTAGCAAAAATTATAGATGCTCCTTGAGAGATCATATCTTCGGCAATTGAAGGGATAGTTAAGTCTGGGGAATCTGCGGGGTTTACAAGATCAACTGTTATCATTTCTCCACCTAGTTGAGAAACTACATACTCACCACCTTCGTAATGAGCTTGAGACCAACCCTTATCGTTTTTAGGACCGACTAATATCATTCCGATCTTCGTGTCCTTTGGTTCTTCTATACTTTCACACCCTAGCAATAAGAGTGGAAACATTGCTAATAATAAAATAAATTGGAAAAACTTTGACATTTCGTCCCCCTTTTCTAATTAATGGTTCTATACTATTATACTGTATTAGGGGATATATTTCCCACTAATTCTTTTTAGTCGTCTGTAGAGTAAGTTCCTTTTTGTCCTTTAGGATGCACTACTTCTTTTACATGGTTTTCTTCTTCAATCATGTCTTCGTCTTTTACATCTTCATCCTCATCAAGTACTTCTCTTTCTTGAAAGGTAGTTTGAGTAACTGCACCACCCACTTCTTTATCTATAGTTAGATATTTATCTATAAATTTATCTAGCTCGTCTTTGTTTATTTCAGGATTGTCATCAAGGTTATCCATTCTACCCCCTCTTTTATAAGGGTTAGAACTATCAGCTGATGGAGATAAACCTTTTTGAGTAACTAATTCAGGTGTATCTGCAGACATAGTTTCATCTTCGGTTGAATGATCTCGTCCTTCTTTTCTAGAATTATCATCTAGATTTCTAATTTTTTGTTCCATATCTTTTTGCTCAATCACTGCCGATTCATCTTCTTCATGATTAATCTCTCCTTTAAATTCAGAGGCTTTAGGAGGTTCTTCATTACTATTAGGTTTCTTCCAGTCTAATTGTTTTCTACCTAAGTTGCCTCCATAACCTCTTGTAGGATATTCTGCTTTCCTTACCCAATTAATTAATTCAATTAGTTCTTCTGAAGCATTGTAAGATTTTTCCATGGATTTTGGTACAGGACTATATTCTCTAAGGAAGGCATCTAATCTCTCAATCCCACTCTTTTTCTTTTTAGGCTTCTTTATATGAGGCTCTTTTCTTTTATAACCCCCTCCACCATGAGTTGGATTGAAAATTCCAGAATCTGTAGATGTAAATACAGTTCCACCACCATCTCCAAAACTACCTGACGTAGCGGCTCCACCTTCTTTCAATAACTTTAATAATCTATTAAGTGTTTTATTCTTCTTCATCGGTATCTTCCTCCCGTCTTTTATTGGAAGCTGAAGGTGCATAACTTATTTTATTTGTTGCATTGGATGGTAATGGTGGGAAAGTTGCTTTCTCAACATGTCCAACACCACTTGCTCCTAATGATGCTACAAAGTCTGTACCTCCTTCAATGAACCACATTTTGGATCCATCTGGACTAATAGATTTAACTATGGGAGCTTGGAAGCCCTTCTCTGCTAAATCTTCAATCCATGTTTTTGCGAAATATTTAGGTCTAGGTCTCATATGAGCTGGGATTTTATCTAGCCCATAGTTCCTATCTTCTTCTTTTTCTTTCCTGTTTTCAAAATATGTATCTATATCTTTTTCCTTTTTTCTAGTAGGGTCGAATTCTTTACCATCTAAAGATTTTGTCATATTTTCAGGATCTTTTAAAATCATATCTTCTTTAGTTAGTCTTCTCTTACCTGTAGCTTTTTCCATAAAGTCTTGATATTCTTTAGATATTTTCGTGCTATCATCATCAATTGCGGATTCTATTAATACATTCTTACCATCTGATTGTTTATATGTAAAAGTATCTGGCTTTATATAATGATCTAAAGTTATCTGTGGATTGATTTTGTTACCATCTCCACTAACATGACTTAATTGTTTAGCTGAATCAATTGCCATTCTATGTGTAAAATCCTTAAACTCGCCTTTAGTTTTAATTGGAAGTTTATTTGTTTTATCAAGCTCTTTTATAACCTCTGGATTATTAAGAAAGTCAGCTACATTATTTACTGCCATACTTGTTCCAACGAAAGTTCTAAAATTATGATTAGTAACTGGATTATCCGGATGAATTTTCATTGCTTTATTATGCCATTTTTGAGTGCTTCCTTCATTAACAATCACCCCATTATCTTTTTGAAATATAAAATCATCATCTTTTTTGTTTTTCATTATCTTAGTCAATGCTTTTGCTAAATTTGCATCAACTATAGGTTCGGGAGCTTCTTGCATCGTCTTTTTCTTACCCGGAAATTTATGGTAAATCTTATCCCCATCAATCCTAAGATGTTGTTTTTGTAAAGAAGAGGCTCCAAATGAAGCAGGTTTATCTAGAGCTGCTAATAATTCTTTAGCATCGGCAGGATTACCTACTCTAATCCCACTTTTAAACATTAAACCTGTCATTATTGCCTCTAAGGCTGGATTATCTTTTTTATATTCTGCTTCTAAAGCATCATTTAACGGATCTTTTCTCATATATATGGCTGTGACTCCAGCTGCTTTTGTTTTCCATCTCATAGCTGTATGTTCTGGATGATCATATGTTGGACCTTTATCTTTTATTATCTTCCCCTTTTCATTTGTTGCTTTTATTGGATATAATGAAAAAGGATCATCATCGAAATGTATATTATCAGCGTTCATCCATTTCTCAGAACTGCCAAGTTTTTTACCTTTTCTACCTTCTCCATGATAATGTGAACTTTTTGAATCCTCTGGATGAGGAAGTGTAATACTATGTGTATACTTTAATTCACCAGTTTTTTCATCTTTTAAATGCTCTCCGGTTTTTTTATCTAGAACAGGTTTTTTATATTTTTCCCATAATTCTTTCGCATTACTAGTGCCATAAGTATGTTTTAAATCTCTCATTGCAAAATTTGGGGAATTTTTATCCATTTCCACATCATCTTTTTTTGGGTTTATCCAACGTGTAACCTCAATACCATTTTTATCAGTAAGTTTTTTTGGAATTAATCCCGCATCAAGTCTTTTCTGCTTTTCAAAATTAGCATGCCAATCAGCTACTTCTTGTTTTTGCTTCTTTTTACTTGCATCAAATACTAAATTACCATCTGCATCTTCTGTATGACCTGCAAATGCCTCACCTGTAATATCCTCGTCTTTCAATATATTTAGCCAACCTTTTAAAATATCAGTAGACTTCATAGTGAATGTAGAATGATACTGTTTAGCTCTTTCTAAAGCTCCTTCTTTATCAGATTGTTTTAGTTCACCTTCAACAACTAGATTGTCTAAGAAGTCTTTTATCTTGCCAATTCTTTCACCCCCACCTTTTTTATTAGGAACAATATTTAATGCGTCCATAATCTCTTTTCCAGATAATGGGGAAAGTTTTGAAGAACCCTCACCTTCAGCTGATACAGGATCTAATTTATCAATAGTGTCTTGAAATTCAACTATATGAGAAGTGTCGGCATTTACATTACCTTCTTTTCCTACTTCATGAGCAGTTGCTACATAATTAAGTTTGTTTAAGTCATGTCTTAACTTCAGTTGTACTCTTCTATGATCACCTTCAGTTTTTGCAGTCTTTGCAGAAGTATGGTGTTGTACTAACTTTCTAACAGTATCTATCATATCAGAAGGTAGTCGTAAAGAATTAAGGCTTTCTTCTACAATTTGTGCTCCAATAGATTCATAATTATCAAAATTGCTATTATTAGAATTAGCTGTTGCAGGCTTACCTACATTGTGATATAAAATTCCTAGTCTAGTAGCTAAGTCTGGACTTTTTTTATCTTTAGTTATATGATGTTCTAAGGATTTAAGTGTGTGATTCCAAACATCATAGTCATGCCCTTCTATATTTTGAACAAATCCAACCATTCTTTGTAAAGCTGGGTCAATATATTTTAACATGTCATTATCTTTTAAGAATTTTAATCCAGATATTGGATCTTTAGAATATAATATTCTTCCAAATTCCATACCTATACGTTCTTTTGGAAGATTTGATAATAAATCTTTATGTTTTTGGATAGCTTGAGTTACAGAACTATGAGGTTTTAAGTTTAAATCACCAATAAATCTAGCTGCTCTAAGCATTCTTAAAGGATCATCTTCAAATACCTTATCACTATCATCTTTTGGAGATCTTAAAACACCTTCTTTTAAATCTTTTCGTCCCCCAAATGGATCTATAATCTCACCGTCTGGTCTTTGAGCCATAGCATTTATTGTGAAATCTCTTCTTACTAGCTCAGATCCTATATCTGTATCCATACTTACAATATCAATTAATTGATCCTTGCCTAGATTGGCAGTAAGTAAGTTAGGTAAATTTTTTCCACCTTGATAGAATTTCGTTTTAGAATTTTTTAGACTCGCTTCTATATCTTCTTTTGGTTGGAAAGTAATTACATCTATATCTTTTGGGGTTTCTCCTAATAATGAATCTCTAACTGAACCTCCAACTAAATAGACTGGTGTTTTTGAATCAAAATCTTCTAACCAATCATTTACAAAGTCTGGGACTTCAGGCTTGACATATACTGTACTAAGTCTTTCAAATGGAAGCCCTTCTTTTGGATGGACAGTTTCAGAAACTTTTTTAGGAATTAAACCTTCTCTTCCTTGTTTTTCAAACCAAGTCATCTTATCTCCTAATCGTCTTCATGTTCCCAATCTTCTGGAATGGGGTCTCTTTCTTCTTCTTCCCACTCATCTTCATCTTCTGCTTTTTTAGTATCATGATCAGTTCCCAATAACTCTCCTATATTTCTATGAGCAACATATTTACTCTTCTCTAAACTTTTCTCCATACCTTCTTCTTCTTCTTCATCTTCTTCTCCACCACCTTCTTGAATAGCAGCTTGCATCTGAGCCATCTCAGCTTGCTGTTTAGCCTGTTCAATTTGTTGTTGCTGTTGTTCTAATTGCATTGCTTGTTGTTCACCTTGCATTCGTGCTTGTGGAACCATATCTCCACTAACTACAAACTCAAGTTCTTTCATATCTACTTCTTCTTTATCCTTAAGTTCAACACTAAAGCCCATTTGTGCTAATTGACTAGCAATTGCAACTTTCTGTTGAGTCTGAGCAATTATAGTTGCTTCAGCTTTTTCTTCAGGAGTAGGAAGTTCAAGTTTCCAATCCGTAACACCGAATGCTTTTAATAATTGTGGGAATACTTTGTCATGAAATAATCGTTGATCTGATTCAACTACTCTACTCATTACAGTTAATTGTTGCGTAGTAGCTGATAATCCACCAAAAGCTTCAGGCGTACCTTGCCACGTTGGTGATACTCCCCACATAGAAGCAATTCTCTCTCTAATTTCTTGTTTAACTGGCATATAATCCATCTCTTGAAGAGTGTGGAATAATCTTACCATATCAACTCTACCTCTATTGTTCCTAGATGATACTGCTACCATAGGAATAAAGTTTGGATCAAGTCTAGTTTGAGCTGCTATATGAGCTCGTTCTCTTCTTAAGCTTTCAGGATCATCAGTAGTTACCATGATCATAGAAGCTGGCATTTTTCTTTCAAAGAAATACCTATATAAGTTTTTATCCATACCAATTAAGGTAAGAGCTTTTTCAAATACTGTTAATATAGGTGACCAACCATAAGTTTCAGAAGGTGAGAATTTAGATAAATGTATAATTTCTGAATCAGTTAAGTACATATGTTGATTCCTGTGATAATATTTATACATCGCAGGGATTCTGTCATATCCTTTTTTAGATTTACCCGGTTCTTCAGCTACATCTGTTCTATCTAATGGACAGACAAAATGAGCATTTTTTGGTAATCCTGCAGCGTCTAAGTCAAATTCAACTAGAGCAGGATTTAATCTTCGTATTTCTTTTACTTTAGACCCTAGTTTTCCATCTGATAATTCTTCATACTCTTTAGCCATGTATAAAAATCCATCATCAATAGAGTTAACATCATAATGGAATTGTCGTAGAACTTCTTCTAAACTTTGATCAAATACGTTAGCATCAGCAAAAAATTTATTAAATCTAGTTAACTGACTTTTATCTGGATTTTTTACAGATGGGACAAGCTTTAGTCCTCGTCTAAATACTTCACCTGTAATATGTGTTAATGGACCTCTTATTTCTTGTACAGAAAAAGTAATAGTCTGTAAATCCATTACAAGTTGTTGGCGATATGCCATTTGATGTCGAACCCATGTATTAACTACATGATCCAACCCAATAGTAGGAGCTTGTCCACTATCTCCAGTCGATTTCATAATCTGCAGCATGTTTATCTGCTCGTTCAAACTTGAAATAGTCTGAGCTACTTGAGGTACATCTGGAAGAAATTCTGATAATTTAGCCATATTTACTTATCCTCACTGATTTTTTCAACATCTGCCATGCCTGCTAGATTAATAATTGCCTGAATAGCTCTGTCTTTTATTGCATAATTTTCTGAGTATTGAGGTTTTTTTGGTCCCTCTTTATATTTTACTACATTTTCCTCTATTTTCGACAGTTTTTCTTGTAATTCTTGATTTTCTCGCTCTAATGCAAGTAAATCCTCGTCATTTACATCATTATTACCTAATGAAGCATTTTCTAATACTCCAAGCCTAGTTGCCTCTTTAATTAAAGCAATGAAGGCTGCTTCTGTAATAATCTGTACTGCCTCGTTATCATCTGGAATATCATCTTCTACATCAAATTCTTTTAATGCTGCATTCCATGTATCTAAGATTCTCCAAGTATTAGTTGCATCATCTTTTAAAGCAACATACTGAACATCTCTATCTCTTAATAAACTTCCTATAGCCATTCTGACCTCCTTTGTCTATTCTAATTCTTTTAAGCTATGTGGCAAGCACTCCAACCACAACTTTTACAGGTTTTACAACCTGATTCCATTATTACTTGAGGAGAATCACAACAATCTGACTCCATAGCTTTAACTGGTGCTTCCATTGAGTCAAAAAAACTTAATTGATCGTCTAATTCTTCCTCTTTTTTGTCTTTAGTCCCTTTAACCAGAACTTCTTTTTCTCTACTTCCTGCCCTATAAACAGTAATACCTTTACAACCAAGATTCCAAGCAGATAGGTAAGCCGACTCAACATCAGCGAGGGTCGCTTCATTAGGAAAATTAATTGTCTTTGAGATACCTGAATCACAATCTTCCTGAAAAGCTGACTGCATCGCAACGTGATCCTCTGCAGAAATTTCTGGAGCTGTAATGTATATTTCTTTAGCCCATGGTGGTACATCTTCTCTTGATTCTAAAGAACCTCCCTGAGATAAATGTTCCATTAAATCTTCTGAATAGAAGTCATGTGCTTTAGCATCTCTCTCAAAATATTTGTTTACATAATATAAAGTCTGTCCTTCTAGTATATTCGACTTCTTCCAAGCCAAAGCAAATGTTGGCTCAATTCCACTAGAAGTATCAGCTATCATAGATATTGTTCCTGTAGGAGCAACAGTCAACCTACAAGAATTTCTATATTTTTCATCTTCTCCATAGTTACTTTTATCCCATGCAGGAAAAGTACCACGTTCTTTTGCTAATTTTATTGACTGTGCATCAGCTATTTTTCTAATAAAGGACATAATATCTTTACCTAATTTACGTCCCTCTATACTATTATACTTAATTTTCAGCTGAATTAGCAAATCTGCGAATCCCATAACACCTAAACCTATCTTTCTAGTAGCTTTAGTCATTTTCTCTATTTCTGGTGTCGCATACTTATTCGCATCAATTACATTATCTAAGAAATGGACTGATGTTTTTACAACCTTTTCTAGATTCTTCCAATCTACATCATGATGATCTTCGTGATAGAACTTAGCTAGGTTGATTGAACCTAAATTACATGATTCATTTCCTAATAATGGTTGTTCGCCACAAGGATTAGTTGCAATCATTTCACCATATTCTTCTATTACATTATTATCTTTGTTAACATTGTCTAAGAATATCATTCCCGGCTCACCATTTCTCCAAGCCCCATAAATAATCTTGTTAAATACTTCTCTAGCATTTAATTGTCCAGTTATTTCATTACTTTTTGGATTTATTAAATTGTAGTCAGCATTAGATTCTACTGCTTTCATAAAGTTAGAGTCTACCCCAACAGAAATATTAAAGTTATGTATCTCACCTTCGACTTTTTTACATTCAATAAACTCAAGAATATCAGGATGGTATACAGACATTACTGCCATATTTGCTCCATCTCTCTTTCCACCTTGAGTTATCATAGAAGAAACTCTTGAAAGTGTCTTCAACACTTGAATAGGTCCACAAGCAATTCCATGAGTAGTTTTTATCCGATCTCCTCTTGGTCTTAGCTTACTAAGAGCAAATCCTGTACCTCCTCCAAACTTTTGTACCATTGCTATGTCATGAGCAGCTTTCATTATATCTTCCATGCTGTCTTCTAAAGGTAACACGAAGCAAGCTGATAAAGTTCCTTGATCAGTACCTGCATTCATTAATGTTGGTGAATTAGGGATAAACTTTAATTCACTCATCATACTTGTAAAATCGATAGCTGTTAATGCTGCATTAGCATCCATTTGTCCATACTGCATATCAATCTTAGCTATAGCCTGTCCGACTCTTTTAAACATTTCTTCGGCAGTTTCAATAACTTCATTATCTTCATTTTTTAAATAATATCGACTCGTTGCGACTGTTTCGGCTTGCGGGGTTAATTGTGTCACCATTTTGTTCCTTCCTTATTATCCTCCTCTGTATCCACAATACAGACATAGATTTTTTTCTTTTACCCAAAAATTAGGCATACATACCATTTCATCACATGATGGGTTGGGTGCTTTTTGATTTTGTTCCTTATCTTTATTATACTCATTTCCTGTCCATTTTGACAGATCTGGAACTTTTGCTTCTTCTTTGATTGAATTCTTCTCTTCAGGGGACACTGCATCAAGCCAATCAGTAACGCTTCCCAAACTTTCGTATCTATAGATAGTTGTTTCATAACATGCTTGTAATGCCATTGCAATCGAAAAGAATGCATCTCCATGTCCCATTGGGGTTTCAGGAGCTTTTAAGTCATTACTCACCGACAGAATTTGTCCTTTCTGTCTTTCATCTTTTATTAACTTTAAGTTACCCGAATGAACATACTCTTCAAAGATTTGTGCCATAGTTCTCTTACTCTTTTGTGAAAAAGTCATCGAATGCCATACAGTATCTAATCCTCTGTCTTCTAGCTCTCCTCTTGTATTATCTATATATCCCTTCTCTAAACTATAATTTTCAGCGACTTCATTCAAATATTGAATTTGATCTGAATAATTCCATCCATCTAACCATGATTGATGTACTTGTTCTATCTTATCGCCTCTTCTTCTGAATATAACTAAATGAGATGGGTGTCGTTTTTTACCTACGTCAAACCCAGCAAATAGTTGATCTCCAGCTTCCATTTTAAATGTTTGATGTGCAGAAGCACTTCTTAAGTCTTCTGACTCACACTTAACTACATCCTCTTCATTAAAATATGCTTCAGTTGCAAAATGAGGTTGCAACAAAAACTCTGAAGCAAATGATTTTGGTCTTGCTTCTTGTTGTTGTAATAACCATTCCTCATTGTATAACTCAGGCATCAACACTCTTCTAGTAGGTGTTGGGTCAAGAGCTGGTAATACTCTTGATTTAAATCTATCATCTTTCTGCAAGTTGGTTAATAAGTCTCCGGGCATCATTGGAGTACCCAATACAATTACTGGTACACCTTTCAAAGGAATAAACAAACTTTCTGTCATAAAATGATCTTCAACTTTTGTTATTTGTCCAGTATTTAAAGGATTTTCCGGATCACGCAATACGTCATCAGCAATTAATGCTCCATTAACATGCATACCTCTTTTGAAAGAGAATAATCCACCATGCATAATCTCCATTGGTTTCTTATTAATATAATATCTAAAAGAATAATCAGCTTTTGGTGACCTGTTATCCATTAAATCCATTAATACAGGATTCCTTGAAACAGTTTTATTTATTTCAGATAAATGATATCTAGCCATTCCATCACTATATGATAAATATAATACTGAACAATCTCTTTTAGCCTTCAAAAGTCTCCAAACACTGAAAGCATGTCCTAAAATTGTAGACTTAAAATGGAAACGTGGTAGTATTGCAACATAATTTTTACCTGTTTCTAAACATTCTTCGATATCATCTGCTAAAACCCCCACATGCCAAGCTCCAAAATATTCAGGATTATCAAAACTTTGTGACCAAATGTCTCTAAGAAATTCATAAAAGCTACCGACTTTATAACTAACATTACCAGTAGTTAATCCTTCTGCTAATTTACTGAAGGCATCTTGAAATGTTAATGCTTCTTGTTGTTTTTTATTGGATGTCATCTCTCTCCTGTACCAGAGTTCTTAATTTACTGGCTACTTTGGTTAATACGTCTTGATCTGATATTTCTTCAACTAATACATTAAGAACGTCTTGAACGAATTGTAAGTTTACCAGACCCTCAATAGTTTTCCGTTCTCCTTGTATTCCTATGTCTAAAGCTTTAACTGCCTCAAAGGCTCTCTCAAATTCTAAACCTTCTAATTCAGAACTTGCTTTTTCTCTAACCCCTTGATACACATCTAGATGTTCAGTTTGAATTCTAGCAAGTCGTTGACTCTGTTTCTCTTTAACTATCTCTTTTGCTTTTGTTGACATAGCTGCATTTTCGCCTTTCCAATTATATTGTCTTGCCCAAGCATATATAGTTGGAGCTTTTACCTCTAGTTCAAATTGCTTATTAATAGAATCTGCAATTTCAGCTCCAGTCTTGTTTTCTAAATACAATTCTAAAGCGGCTAATTTTACTTCCTCTGGATAATTCTTAGGCATTATTTACCCTTCCATTTAGTACCATAAGCTGCAGTACCTGTAAATCCTTGGTCAGCACTTTGTGATTCAATACTACCACCATAAGGTGTTCCATTACCTTGCAATAATTTACTCATATCTATACGCCCTGTTTTATTAGACGCTGCATTAAAACACTCAGGAACTTTATCTTTTGATCCACTTGTACCTTGAACGGTTTTAAATCTTATAGCAATCTCGGTTTTATCGGTTCCACAAACACCCTTCCAAGATTCATCTTTTGTTCCAAGTGGTTCATAATGAGGATTTTCCAGTATAGTTGCTATTTTTCTACTAGCTCCTTCAGGAGATTCATTATGTATACAGGCGTAATAATCACACCATACAACTTTTGCGTACTTTGCTTTAAATTCTTCAACAGTCATACCTTTTGGTAGACTATCCTTTGGCTTCCTTTTCCTACCTTTTTTAGGTTTTTCATGATAATAAAAAGTAGGTTTATCATTTGATTTTCTGTAATTACTAGGAATTCCCATCTTTACTCTCCTTTATCCCATATAATGCGATACATGCAGCATCAGCAAAATCTTGTTCTTCAAAAACGTCTCCCCATTTTTCAACTGCAAAAGTCATTATATTAGCCTTAGAACAATTGCCTTTACCAACGATTTCTTTTTTCCATTTTGTATTATCCACCAATTGACATGGTATTCTATATTTGTTGCAAGTAAGTTGTACTCCACCGACAACTCTAGCTATTTCAATTGTGGACTTTGGATTTTGTATGTAGATTGCAGCCTCTACAAAAGCTTTCTCTATATTTATTTTACTTAATATATTGGAAAAATTATCAACTATTTTAACAAATCTTATGTCAAAATCCTCTTTCTGTTTATCTGTCTTAAATTGTGTTACGATTTCTTCTTTATCATTTAAGATTACTCCATGTATAGCTTTAGAAGAACAGTCTACCCCTAATATCATTTCTCACCCCCATATGTTCGTAGAGCTACTATCCTACTTATTGTATTATAAGCAGTAGTATAAGTATTTAATAATCCTGAGAGTTCTCTCACAGCTATTTCTTTTTCAATAATCTCTTTCCTTCGACTTTCAAGTCCCGGATATTTACTGAATATTTCTCCTCTAATTTCTTCCTTTACAGGCTTCTTTTTACCTTCATTTTCTCTCTCTTGGTATAGAGTATACATAGCTTTAGAGTACCCTTCTTCAAATGCAGCTTCTAATGCGTTTCTTTCAGATTCTCTTCTAGAGATCTCAGTCTCTAGATATGCTTTATAGCTACTGTACATTACTAAGTATTCCTCTAATCTAGAATTATCTACATTATAAACATCAGAAAAAATTAACTCAGGTTTTTCTGATCTATCAATTGATAACTCTGGAATCATTAATTCATTAATTGATTTCCTAGCTCTCCCCAATGCTTTTATTGGGGTCCATTTCTCGTCTTCCATTATACCTCCTTACATTTACACCACTTATCACCTGTACATTTTTCAGGTATGGTTTGCATATCCATAATTTTAAGTAGTCTAGTTACTATATTATTCCAAATTTTATCGTCAAGCTCTTGTAAAAATGCTTTTAGTTTCTGATCATTTTTGTTTTCATACAATACTATTCCATGTGTTACAGGTGTTAATTGACGATTATCGTTCCATAAATTCATGTAAGTATGTAATTGTAATATATGCTCTGGTTTAGCTTGTCTTAAGTTTTCAAAACCTCTAGTATTTATGGATTTTAATTCAACAGGCACTTTTCCATACTTCTCATGTTTAATAAGAAAGTCCATACGTCCTGAAATAGGTGGTAGAGTACTCTTCAAAGATACTTCTCTGCCTTCTAAAATACCCATATTTGAAAAGTATTTATTAACTCTATCTTCGAGAGAGCTACCATTGTCAAATATTCTACTTAAATTACCATCTATAGTAGAAGATTCTAATAATCCATTGTATGCCATAAAGACATATCTATCACAAGGATTAGAGACTAGAGATGGAAAAAATACTCCCTGTCTTGGTGGAGATTGTTTTTTCGTTAAATATGTATCAATAGCTTTTAATAGCCATCTATCTTGTTTTCCTCTAGGATCTAAGCTTGCTTTTCCAAGCTGTTTAATGCCTGCCATAATTCCTCCTTAATACCTTCTTTAGTTTTAGATCTGATATGAATAATATTGGTAACACCCATTTCGTGTAATTCAATATCTCTTTGCCTATCTTTTTTTCTTAAATGTCCCATTACCCCATCTGCTTCAACAACTGTATTAATTTCATCAATAAAAAAATCTACAGTATATTTACCAAATGGAGCTTGAGTTTCGTACCTGAGTCCAGTTTGATCTAGAACTTCAGCTAATTTCAATTCTTGGTCAGTATAATCTCTAGGAAACGTCATTGATTAACTGCTCCTCTAGTTCTGGACTATCAATAAAGATCTGTTTAAGACCATTCATACCCTGTGCTTTTACATCATTATAAGTATACCATGCTCCTGCTTTTTTAACAAATCCTTTTTCAATGCCTTCTCTAATGAAACTTTCTAGTATATCAATTCCACCATCTACTCTAAATGGAACAGAGGCAGCTTTCCAGTTCTGACCACCAACTTTAGTCTTTCGCAGTCTTACTTGCATATCAAATCCAACTTTCTCACCAGATTCTTCAATCCACCCGTTTCTTCTAACTTCTAGTAAGAAATGAGCGAAGAAAGATTGAGCTTTACCACCCGGCATATTTTGTAATGCAACAGGTCCCATACTAGCTCTAACTTGATTTATACAAATCAAAGCAGTTCCATTATGTAAGCTAGGTAACAACCTAGGTAAAGATGAATTGACAAATCTTGCTTGCCAAGCCATAGGACTAAATGAAAAATCTTCGTCCATATTTTGAGCAGGTACTAAACCTGCAATACTATCTAATATAATAGCATCAAATTCTCCTGATGTCGCTAATGCTTTAATGGAATCCATAGCTTGTTCACCACTTGATGGTTGTCCAACTACCACTGAACTTGCATCTATACCACACTTAGTCATCCAGTCTGCATCCCAAGATAATTCTGTGTCAATCCATGCGGCTCTACCACCTTGTTTCTGGACTTGAGCAACTATCTGTGACGATAAATAGGACTTTCCAACATTGGTTGGACCATAAATTAAAGTCATTCTCTTCTTTGGTATACCACCACCAGTCAATGTATCAAGAGCAGGTATGCCAAAAGGTATCCTACCATAATCAAATACATTACTATCTCCCATTGTTAGATTAAGATTTTTATCTTTTAGTAATTCTTGTATTGCTTTTTCTGCATTATCTTTCATCTATCACCTCGTTTTCTAATTGCTTCTGCCCATGCGAAATAAACAGCTGCACATTGAATTATTTCTTCGTACATATGTCCATCATCTTCTTCCCATATAGCTCTAGCTACTTCTCCATTTTCTTCAGTTGCAATTACATTCCAATACTGATCTGAATGTTTAGTTTGATCTCCATACATCCCATCTTGACGTTCTCGTTCTGCAAGTACATCCTCTAATACTTTAGCTCTAATAATCTCATTCATTATTTGATTCCCCCAATATTTCATCTAAACTGTTGTCTATTTTGCTTTTTACTGATTCAAATATTTTATCAGCATACTCTTTGGATTTATCTAATTGCTCATCTAATGGTAGTTCTGTATCTATATCATGTATATCTACATCTATCCTTCCATATTGATTATTATTTAGATCTCCTACTCTATAAGTAAAGCCTAATTTCACTCCTACTTTAGCCATTTGTTATAGCCCTCCTTTCTTCTCTACGTTCTTTTCTTCTTTTCTTTAACCAACACGCCTCACAACCATGCCCATGTCTTGAGATGGCATTGCGTTTAGTATTTATTTTTTTACCACAGTCATAACATTTACTCCAATTACGTCTTGCCATTTGTTTCCTTTACCATATTCTCTATAGGGATTTCATATTGTTTATATCTAGGTTTATATTTACCTATATTCTTCCCATGATGGAATATTAAATTTTCTTTATTATCTGTACATTTTAAAAATTCTTTATAAGTTATTGAATGATTATAAGGTTTGTCTTTATACTCATTTACCATAACTAATTCTTCTAAAGCATTGTCATAATAATCTACATATGCTTCTAAGTGTTTTATTACATTTTCATCAAAAGTTGATGAATTAGTTTTTCTGAAAATATGGCTTTTATAGTTAAGTTTTCTAACAAAAATATTTTTATCTGAATAATATTTTCCTATGATAATACCATCACCTCTTTGTACAGGGTTAGTTATCGGCATTTTCCTCCTTATCAATTAGCATATCTATGTATTGTTTTGCCTTCTTAAGGTCTTCAATACCATTCTTATATTTATATCTACATATATATTTTACCACATTGCCTTGAGCAAAGTCAAGGTTATTCTCAGCTATAAATTTCCATGGTTCTATAGCGAAATGATAATGTTCTGGATCTACTGCATTATCTCTTTCATAAGCTTCTTTAAAACTATATTTTTTTGTTTGTACTTCTACAAGTTCTTCTTCCGGCATTTTTATATCGACTTCAGCAATTAATTCTTCTTCAGTCTTTTTTATTTTTCGATACTCATCCCAACTTAGATCCGGATAATTTGCTTTTTTATCATCCCATTCTCCTTGTGTAAAGTCTCCTTTAAAGTCAGGGTTTTTCCATGATCCTACCATATTATTCTCCTATGTGTTCGTTTATATCTTCATTTGTTGTCATTATGAATATGGGTGTTTTGTCCCCATACCATGCTCCAACACTATTATAATCAAAATATTCTACAGCCATTTCATTTGCATCATCCCAATCGTCACAATCAGGATCATCCATAAAATTATTAGTTAAGATTTCAATACACTTTGATGCATCATATATAGCAATAGGACCATTATATTGTTGATATCCTAACCCTATAAATGCATCTTCGTAATCATCATATAACATTACTTCTTCTTCGGTTGACTCTAAAAATTTCTCTAATTTTTCATTAAGATTCATTTTGTCTACTCTTTCTTAGCTTATTCGCTTTTTGTTGTTGTCTTTTAACACTCTTAGGCTCAAATACTAAATGATCCCTATAAGTCTCTAATAAACCTTCTTTTTGAACTTTCTTTGTAAAACGCTTCATAAGCTTTTCAAAGGGTTCATTATTCTTTGCTGTAACTTCCATGTTAGCTCCAATCTATACTATATGCTAATTCTTTTTCTTTTACTTCTACTACAGGTTCTTCCTGTATAGACTCTTCTTTTTTAAAATAATCTTTTTTTACTGCCCATGATGGTTCGCATATTTCTATATCAACTTCTAAAGGTATGCGTAAAGTATTCTCTACTAAAACATCCCTAATTAAGTTTGGCAATGTCTCCATTTCATCCTTATGTATCTCACATATTATTTCATCATGCACTTGTAAAAGTAAATTACTCTTAAAGTTTTCTAATAATTTATGTACTTGTATCATTCTTTCATTAAGAATGTCGGCACTTGTGCCTTGTACAAGATAGTTTATCCCTTTGTATCCTAAATTCTTAGGAATTTGATAAACCCTACCATATTTATTCTTTATTTGTCCTAATAATTCTACTTTCCTCACTACTGCATTAAAAAATTCTCTTGAACCCTTAATACCATCAAAGTATCTTTTCTTATAAGCGGCAGCTTCTTGAGCTGGAACACCTAATTGAATACCTAACTTTTGATTTCCTATACCATATATAGTTCCAAATGTAATACTCTTAGCAGTTTGCCTAAACATTTTAAATGTTTCATCATCTTCAGTTACATTAAATGCTAATTTTGCTGCTTCCCCATGAAAATCTACATTTGATTTAGTCAACATTTGATTAACTTCTTCATTTTGAAGATAGCTTAAGAATACTCTTACTTCCATTTGAGAATAATCAAACGAAACTAACTTATAATCATCTCTTGGTACAAATAAATTCCTAATTGCTATCTGCCCTTCTTGTGATTTATCAAAAGATTCGTCTCCAACAAACGTCCAAGTATTTAAAACCTCATCACTTAATCCTTCAACTCTACTTGTTTGCCCTTTGGCAGCTAATGTAGCATTAATTCTACTTTTCAATTCTTTCTTATCTTCCTCAGTTAACTTTTTATCCATTAGATTGAAATGGTTTCGAGGAATGTTCTGCAAATTTGGATTCCTAGATGATAGTCTTCCTGTTAAAGTACCCCAATTACAAAAAGTTGTATGTAATTCGTTCTTTACCGAGAAAGGCTCTAAATATGTAGACCTCAATTTCTCTAAAGCTCTATATTGACGTACATATCCAGCAATCGGATCATTTATTTGTACTAACGCAGCTTCATTCCATGACTGTTGTCCTTTTGCAGTCTTCTCAGGAGATTTTATACCTCTTTCATTAAGTACTTCCCCTAGTTGTTGTGTACTATTAAGATTAAATTCCTTCCCTGCAAGATCTAAAACTCTTTTTTTAATCTCATCCTTACGTTTCTCTAGTTTGAGCATAGTTTCATGCACATAGTTGTTATCTATTTTAATTCCATGCCCTTCCATAACATACAGAACTTTAGTCAATTCCATTTGAGATTTAAATACGTCTAACTGTTTAGATTTTTTAATGACTTCTAATCTATCATTAAAAAGTTTTGCAGTATAGAGCACATCTTTTTCACAATATGGTCCTAAAACTTCTATAGGAGCTAGGGAAAAATCCTTATTCCATTTATTAGAGCGTAAAACTTTTTTTGTCTCTAAATCATAGCTTGCATGACTTTCCCCATAGCTTCTTTTTATCGTATTAGTGAGATCCAAGTCTTTAACTGTGGATGGTTCAGTCAAACGAACCATCGTGAGTACATCAATTAAAGTCTTGTCTTCAACTAATAGTCCTTCTTTTTCAAGGAATCGAAGATCGAACTTGATGTTGTAACCAACAAGGTGCTTGGATTGATTTAACCACTCGATGAGGGTATCTAAACACTCGCTAGGAAGGTTATTTCCTACTTGTTGATGTCGGAAAGGGAAGTAGTACGAGTCTAAGTTGTCTACAAATCCGACTCCGATTCCACAAATTTGATTTATACCATAAGAATCAAAACCATTTGTCTCTACATCCACTACCACAGTATGATTGTTAAGTGTAGGTAGAACCTTGTTAAATGTATTTTGATCTCTTACTAGCATTTAAAATAAATCATCCTCTGTATCATCAGTACTAAATGAGTTATTTGTGTCTTCAGTTTCAGGTGTGTTACCATATCTATCCATGTAATAGTCTTTGATAGATGGTAAGTCACTGATTTCAGGCTGTTTGTCTTCAGGTATGTCTGATGATCTAGTAGTTGCTGCAATAGTATATGAAGTATCATACATTCCTGCACCTGTTCTCTTGATCCTAATTACACCTTTATTTAGATTTCCCCAATCATTGTAGATGTCTACAATCTGGTTCCAAACGTAATCACTTCTTCCAAACCCTAGAGGTACAACTTTAAAGTCATCTACGACTTGTTTGTACATCTTCTTGCCAGCTGGACCTTCAACTTCTTCCCAATCATCCATTTTCTTTTCAGTGTGGATAATTTCGTGAACGTATGCCCAAAAGGCAAACTTATGTGATGGTCTAGAATCAGATGGTACAGCACTTGAGTCGACTGAATCGTCTGATAATAGGTTAATCCACCTATTACCTGATCTGTATGTATACAGATAGATTTCATCTAATAAAGCATCCCCTTCTTCTCCTGAAGCCACTGGAGTAAGAAATGCTTGATCTCCATCTTTAAACCAAATCTCTTTACCAAAAGATTGATTATCTGATGGATTTAATATGGCTTCTCTCTTTTGCAAAATTTTTGCTATTCCTGACATAGTAAATCCTCCTTTACCAATAATGTCGTTTTGCTATTACTTCTTTGAGTAATGCCTCGGAACGTACATCTTGTACGTCCTTATATTTTTTCGGCATCTTTATATATGATACCATAAAGCTGGTTGATATGTCAAGCATTGCTTTCGATATCGCCCTTTGTCCTGCCTCATCATTATCGAAACATAAGATATATTCTTCTGTTCTTAATGATCGCAGAATATCCAATTGTGCTCTAGACATAGTTGCTCCTAGAATAGCTACACTTGGATAACCCTTTTGATTTAACCACATTGTATCAAGTGACCCCTCTGTAATACAGACGTATTTTTTAGGTTCAGTTAACTTATGTGCTCCAAATATGACCTGTGATTTCTTTAATCCTTTTGAATACATGTACTTTGGGGTAGCATTTACCCTTCTTGTTACTGATCCAACTAGATTTGACTCCAAGTCATGAATTGGAATTACTAAATCATTGTATTCTGTTGTTCCACAACCCCACTCTTTCAGGGTTTCTTCAGAGAAACCTCTATCAAATATCCAACTTGGATGTTTTGATGTATCTGCTTTCATAAAAAACTCTTCTCGTTCTTCAATAGTAGCTACTAAATCATCAAAGAAGTTAATGGAAAAATCCATTTGACTATCAACTAATAATTTTTCTAGCTCTACTCCATTACAATCTAGATATTTTCTAAGAAAATTCTTTAGACTTCCTTGACCACACCCTGCGAAGCATATCCACAACCCTTTTTCGATATTGATTGAGCATGAAGCGACACCATCATCATGGAATGGACATCTTATTGAAAACTCATCATAGTCTTCAGGTACATCAATTCCTGTATCTAATAGCACTTGTGCCCAATCTATCATTATTTTGCCTCTTTTATTTTGTTAATTACGTTCCAATACTCTTTCATCAAAGCACTCTGTTCTGCCTTACTGATCTTTTTGTCTTCAACTGCTTTTACTGCAGTATCTACAAGCTTAACCAATTCAGGTATTACGTCTGAGTACTTATTAAAGAGAGAGTAATATTTCATAATCATTCCTAGAACTTTCATATCGCCTCCTTAAAAGCTATCGTTGCTCCAGATATCCTCATCTGTTTCTTCTATACGCCCTCTATCCACATCCCAATCCATAATAGAAACATCAGATGCAAGGACTCCATCTCTGTATTTTTGGTATTGAACTAATCTCTTATCTTCCTCATTCTCAACTCTACACATTGCCATTGCAACATCTGAAGAACGAATTAAAGCATCCCCAAATGCAACTTGATCTGCTCTAGGTGGCTCAAACATATTTGCAGCTTCCCTAGTAGCTTGTGTAGAAACGAATACAGGAGTATTAGTACTAAGAGCAAGAGTCTTCATACCATAAAACAATGAATGGGACTGTTCCCACATTGCTTTTCTACCATCTCCCGATGATACTAAATAAATTCCATCCAAAACAACTAAGTCTGGATTGTGTTTTCTTATTAATGCAGCAATACTTTCTAATGATATACTGCTTTCTCCTTGAATATGATCACATATTAATAATGGTCGTCCATTTAATTTCTGTAAAAATTCTTTATACTTATCTTCATCTATGGGTTTACCTGTTCTAAGAGCTGAATGAGAGAATTTGTATCCCATCATATTAGCTAAGACAACATCTGCTCTTAAGCTAATAGCATCTACAGGCATTTCTGTAGAAATCATAAGTGTTTTATGTCCATTCATCATTGCAGTTGCTGCTACTTGAATACACATCCATGTTTTACCAACAGTTGGTCTAGCAAACATTGCAATTAATTCTCCCGGCATCCATCCTACACCTGTTTTATTCAAAGACTTGAAAGGTGTTGGTATACCCATCATACCTTCCCCCATCTTTCGTTTCTTACTTCTAGCCTGCCATGCATCAAATCTTCCATCTGCTGCTGAATCATATGAAATTACATCTTCATCGTAAACAACTTCTATATCATTTAAGTTAGATTGAATATATGAGAGAGCTTTCTTAGGATCTTCTTTTAATAAATCTTTATTTGACTGAAATGAAGAAACAATATTTCTAAATAAGACTTGACTTTTAAAAGAGTCAATTGCATAATCTAAATTTAAACTATTTGCAGTAGTGTCAATTGTAGGAAAATTCTCAACTAAGGTATCAGTTGATGGAAAGCTTCCATAATCATCAAAATGTTTATTGATGAATTTTAATGCGTCTCCATGTTTAGCAAAATCCTTAGAAGAATGTTTAAACTTTCGTAAAGATTCCTTACTGTCTAGATTTAGTACAATCCCAGACTCTATATATTCATAACTTTCCATATTACTCCCCTGCTATATGTAAAACTCTGTTGTCGTCACTATGTACATAACATTTTAAATCGTCTTGTTTAGACATATCTTCTGCTATTAACTTAGCTGCTTCTAAACAATCATATACTCCAATAATCATTATATGTTTTGTTATATTATGTATACTAATAACTCTATATTTACTATTATATTTATTATCTATATTACTATTATACACTTTTTGGGTAGTCTGTGTCAACCCCCCTTTTCTTTTAGATCTCATTTAGATAAAACCTCCTGCAATTCTTGTTCAAGAGCTTCAAGCCTCTTCTTATCTGTGGCAGTAGGTAACCATTTTGAGTTTAGAATAGTAAAAAGTCTCCATTTCTTTTTAATCATAGGATCTGGAGAGGACATAACTGACCAATACAACTTAGGATCATGGTCAGTTAAGTAGTATTTAACACCCCCTGCGAAATAATTCACAGAGATATTGTCCGTATTCTTTGAAATACAGTTATAAATAGCCGATAATATTTCATAGGCTGAGTATTTATCTAATAAAATTTTTAAAGACTTTAGCTCATTCCCAATAAAGTTCTTGGGCTCATATTCTTTCTTATGTTTACGAGCATATAGGGTCTTAAAATCTTCAAATAAATCTTTAGAATTATATTGATCAATCCTTTTCTGTTTCTTTACCATAAAAAATATTCTCTACTTTTATTCTTAAATTTTGTCTAATTCTATAGGCAGATTTCTCTAAATCAGTGGAAATTTCATCCATGGTCCAACCTTCTAATCTTAATTCTATAAATCTTTTCTCTCTATCAGTTAGATTAAACTTCTCTAGTTCATCATATAATTCTAATATTTCCCAATCCTCGGCATATGTTAAGGCTTCGCCAAGTTTCTTAGGTAAAATATCGGAATCATCACCATAAAAGCGTTCATCATAACTAACAGTCACAGGTTTCTTCTGTGCTTTTGATATTAAAGTTCTAATAGTATTAACCATTGTAGTATGTAAATAGGTATGAAAGATTACACCTCGCTCTGGGTTAAAGGATTTAGCTGCTTTCATAATAGCAATTCTAAGTTCTTGAGCAAGATCATCACGATCATACCCAATTACATACGATGTTTGGAGCATTTTATGAATTTTAGGTTCCCATTGCCTAATTAATTCATCGTTTATCTCCATTATCCATCCATAGCCACAGAAATAATCTGTGGTTTTGCCTCCTTAGTTTTAGGCATGTTTATAGTTAGGATACCATTCTTGTAAACAGAAGTAACTTTCTTACTGTCTACACCGTAATCTTTTACAGAGATTTCTCTCTTGTAAGAACCTGTTCTAATACCTTTATAAATATATGTACCTTTCTCTGCTTCTTTTTCAGCTGCTACATCCTTTGCCTCTATAACTAGAATGTCCTTATCTATAGTAACTGAAAGATTCCCTTTTTCCACACCGGGTAACGAAATCTTAACTTTATATGCATCTTTAGATTCCACAATATCTAATGGATATTTTACGGTAGCTCTTGAAGCTGACCATTCTCTATTTAGAAAATCTCCAAAAATATTAAATGGATCTGTACGATTAGTATATGCTAATGTCATATTTCCTCCTATATTTTAAATTAACAAAAGGGCACATAATTATACCCTCTATAGTAATTATATCATATTGGGGGTAGCCAAGTCAAGCTTTTTAATCGGAATCTGACTCTTTTGAACTTCTATTTGCTGTTGAATACCACCCAGAACCTTTGAATTGGACAGCAACCCCACTGATTAATCTGGTTGCTTTTGTACTACAGCTAGGGCATTTGGCTACAGCCTTAGAGGTGAACTTCTGAATTTTCTCGAAGTATTCAGAACATTTTTCATTATTGCATTTATATTCATAAGTTGGCATTACTCTACTCTCCTATATCTATTCCAACATTTTATATCACAAAATATGTGTTTTGAGCCTTTTTTAATAGATCTAACCACATCTTTTCGTAATCTACGAAATTTAGAATGGCAGTAATGGCATTCAAACACAGGACGCTGATAATTATATTTACACTCAGAACTACAAAATTTACGTCTTGATGTAAAGAGTTCATTACATTCAGGACATATACGAGAACTCTTATTTCTTTTGGGTGGGTTTGTTGATAGATTTGCTTTCTTTAATATAGCATGTACCCAAGAATATGAAACTCCAGTTTCTCTTGAAATTTGATGTGTTGACATCAAAGGATTTCTAGTCCTATATTTAATTACTTTAGTAGTAAGCTTCATTTAGAAGTCATCAACGGATGCTTGTTGTCTTTCATATTCTTTAACGATAGCCTCTATTTTCTTCTTGAAATCAGCGGCTAAATAATCTGCATCCACATCTGTTCCATCATTTAACATTCCTTTAATTTGAGATGATGCTGCAACTACTCTTGTCCATTGTGCATCTGTAAATGACACTGTTACGTCTGGCATTTTATCCTCCTTCTAAGCTAGCTATTCTAGCATCTAGTTCTTTTATTGCCGCAACTAAATGCGGTACTAATGAGTCAGTATTTATAAATTTAATATTGTCATAGATAATTGTTTCATTTTCTTCTACTTCATTTGATTGTCTATAACTATCATCTGTTCTTTTAATTAGTTTCATATCTGTAGTGTCTACGAAATCAGAAAAAGTATCTTCGTATTCACTAGCTAAAAATCCATGTACTTTATGATTGGGTATAGATGCTTCTGCATCTTTCCACTCATCTTTCCAGTTATATTCAACAGGATTTAATGTTTTTAAGACATCAGTTGCATTAGTAATTGAGGCTATATCTTGTTTTAATCTATCATCTGAAGTTGATGTCCATACTGTACCTGCAGTTGTTTTAGCAACACTTCCGGCAACTATGAAATTATATGAACCATTATAAGCTTGATTTATACCTGTAAAATATGACCCCCCGGACTCTCTAAACTCTGCAAGTGTATCACCCCCAACATTAATTCTCATAAGATCAGCTGATGGGTTTTGTATAGAAGTATCTGGATCATAAAACCATGTATAAGCACCTCCAAAATCTCCACTCGGTCCTATATATATATTATTGGCTTCAAAAGTGGCATTTAATGTTCCACCAGTATAAAGAGCTATTCTATCTGCTGATGGGTTTGATATATATGTATTTGGATCATAAATCCATGTATAAGCACCTCCAAAATCTCCACCAGCTCCAACATATATATTACCAGCTTCAAAGTGAGTATTTTGTGTTCCACCAGTCATTAATCTTATAGTATCGGCTTGTGGATTATCTATGTATGTATTAGTGTCATTTAGCCATGTATAAACACCACTAAAACCTCCACCCGGTCCAACATATATATTACCAGCTTCAAATAGAGTATTTTGTGTTCCACCAGTTACAATTCTCAGCTGGTCAGCTGCTGGATTATCCATGTATGTATTTTGATCATTTAGCCATGAATAAAATCCAGCGAAGCTTCCTGAAGGTCCAACATAGAGATTACCTGATGAATCTAATGTCATCTTGGTTGCATCACCTACAAGGTCTTGCCAATCCCATTTCATTTTATCTGAATCATCACCATCTACTCCTATACGCCATCTTAGAGTGCCTGTAGCTTGGTTAGAAAACGAAAGGTTTGGAACATCACCAGATGAGGCAGCATGTTGAATATTTAGATTTCCAGTAACTACATCAACACCTAAACCACCTCTTAGAACTGTTTTACCATTTTGAGACCATAAAGTTAGATTTCTACTTTCAGGACTAGAGGTATTATCATAATTTATTACATACATACCCTCAAACTTGGGTGTACCAGAATCTACTGAATGTCCTATAAAAGCAATTTCAGTTCCAGCTTTATACCATTGAAGATGTTTGGTGGTACTGGCTCCGTCATGAATAATTATTTTATCATCTAGAATTACAATTCTACCCTCTGAAGAACTGGCTGTAGCTGAATTAGTACCATCTGTTGCGATTGCAGTTTGGAATTGACTTCCAGTAATTACGTTACTTCTACCCAATGCTAATGGTGTTGATGAAGTATTTGTAGCTACAAATTCTGACAAACCTAATGAAGCTGCACCTGAATCACTTTCTGTTGCTTTACATAATGCTATTATTGTTGTATTAGAATCATCTACTTGTGCATATAAAGTTTGAGTAGTTACTTGTAAAGCTGTTTTAGATACATCTAGATCTAGATACACAACATAAGTTGTATCAGCTCTAGTAGAAGCACTGCTAGTATTAAATTCACTCATAGTTCCAGTAGTACCTGATCCAATAGCAAAGCTATTAACATTAGTTTCTAAAGGTTGCCCATCTTCCAAATTTAGTAATCCTGCAGTCCAAGTTACTGTATTTCTGGTAGCTGCAGTAAATTCAATTACACTATTATCACCATCTTTTGAGAACGTGGTAGAATAATTTCCTGTTAGATTAACTTCACCACTAGCTCCAAACTCTTCTGGCATATTATTTGAAGTAGTTTTTGGTACTCTACCTGCAAGAGCTGCTTGTTCCCCTACAACTTCTATTCTTGCATTTTGTACTCCCGGTCCTTCCATGTAACTAACCTTAGTTACTAACATATCAGTATTAATATTCTCTATTTTATTTATGACTTTTATTAAATCCCCAGCTCGTACTGGAACCTGTGCTCTTGCAGTTATAGCACCTGAAAATTGAGCTGTACTTGCTGTCCATCCATGTGTTGCTGTAGGATCACTTTTCGTAGGAGCATCCCCAACAGTTATTGCACCAGACGCTGTTGCAGAAGCATAGCTATGATATTCCATAAAGTTACTATTAGAATCTAAAATTCCTATTGGCATACCTTTTTTAACACCATAAGTTTCTAAATTAACCGATGTATTACAAACAGTCGAGGATGTAGAAGTTGGGGTAACATCTTTATAATAAGAAGGATATTGAGGTATACTAAAACTACCTCTAATTATTTCAGTTCCAGTTCCTCCTGCTCTTGATAAAATAGTTGCTAATCGTTCTCTAGCTCGATCATAAGTGGCTCCACTTCCAGCTGCACTTGCAGGTTCTCCATCTAAACCCCATTGAGTTTTAAAAGTTCTTTTGACTCCTGTTTTATTTCTTAATCTTCCTGTACTTGGAGTAAATAAACATGATCTACCAGATGATGCTCCCTTTAACATTACTTGCGTTGTACCCTCTGGAAAGTCACTAGTTAAATCAGAGATTAATAAATATTTAGTTCCAGTTCCTGTATCTGATTGCCATTGTACTTTACATATATCATCATGAACTTTACTACTTCCATCTGCAGTATACTCATCTAAGTATTCAGATGTTAATGAGTCTGCAGTAGCTGATGGAGTACCACCTTCAAATCCTGTAGAAAATGGTTTACCTTCATAATCAAATTCATGTCCAGAGCTCATACCAGAAACGATGATCGATTCAAAAGTTTTTGTTGATTTTATATTACCTTTAAATATTCCAGTAACTTGAGCTTCTGTATAAACCTCATGTTTTGGTCTATCAAAACTAAAATCTTGTAGCATTGGAAGTTTTTGTCCTGTAGGGGTAAATGCTGCATTTGGTAACTCAACAGTTAATCCATATGTTGCTGGAGTCGCTGTTCGACTACCTCGTTTAAAATAATTTAAATGAGCACTTGCTGGAGCTGTAACATCATATATAACACTATTAATACTAGACACATCCATTTGAGTTTGGTTAGCATCTAAATAATAATCATATCCAAAAGATTTCGCTCTTCTATCGTCTCCGCTTGTAATATCATTTGGATCTGCTCTAGCTATAATTGCAATTTCATTTAATATATTATTACCAGATTTTTTAAGCTTTAAGACTCCAGTTGTTCCATATTCCGATATTGAGTCTTCAAATCTATCTCCATCAGAAGTATCTACTTTAAGAGCGTCAGCAGCTGGAGTATTCCACGCTGAATTGGCTAAAATATTAGTTTTTATCATGGTTGATCGTTTTGTTGATCCACCAGTATATGATTGATCTGGTAATTCTGATGAATAAATTCCTCGTAATACTTCTAATTCATCTTTAATTACTAATTTACAAGTATTTCCTTCAAAGTTATTATATTCATTCTTAATATCATATATACGTCCATATAAAATAACAAGTTTAGTATTTATATCTACCAGTTTTACTCGCATAAAATCTGTAAATACAGGACTTGCTGAACCTCCATCATCCGCAGCAGGTAGACTTGCAAAAACAGATGAATAACTATCTGCATCTCCAGCTTTAAAATTAGGTACACCATTTTGTAATGTTACTTTTGCAGTTGCTGGTTTACCTAATGCATGTTCATAATCAACTGATAGAACAGCATTTTTACCCTCTGAAGTATTGGCTCTTAACCATCTACTAGTTGTACCTGAATCATCAGGATCGTAATTAGAATTATCTCCAATCCAATAATAAAGCTCTATTTTCTTATTTGCATTTGATATAGCCATAAATTCTCCTACGCAAAGTCAATGTGACTTGCAGTTTTAGACACAAATTGAATTGCAAATTGCCATCTATCTTCTAATCCCGGTGTCTGAGTAAAGTTAGCACTTTGTATTGCAACATGATAAGTTGCACCACCCGTTGAAAAATTTGTACTTGATGTATACAGTGGTCTTGTAGTATCACCTATTTGTATTTGAATTAAATTATCATCAGAATACATTTCTTCACAGCAAAATTCTTCTAAGAAATTTTTATATGGAATATAATAAGTTTGACTACTTGAGCCATCATTATATGAAAAACTTGACATTCCACCAACAACTGATGTGGTATTACTTGTATCTCCTCCAATATTATCTACTAGTCCACTAACTGAAATAGTGGGTCTTACTATACCTAAATCAATAAGATATGGACTATTTGTAGGTATAGGTACTTGGATTGGAGTACGTCCAATATTTACAGTTATATTTTCACATTTTAAAGCTAATCTTTTAGCTGCTGATGCATGTGTTCCGTCTCTTAATAATATTGATAATGTTCCTTCTGCCATAATTTATCTCCTTATTTAAATTTTACCATGGTTTCCAATTACTGAAAATCCCTGCTGGATCTGTTAACCACTCTAAGACTTTTTCTATACCTTCAGCTGAATTTTGTGTATGTGATTTTTGAATCGTTTGGGCTAAACTATTTGCAGGAGCCATTACTCCACCAGCTCCTCCGGGTACGTTAGCAAATCCGGGTCCTGTCCCAAAACCACCATAATCAGTACCTGACCATTCATTTTTACCTGAGTCGTACATATTTCCATATCTTTCCATATGCCCAGTATAATATGCCCAGCGACCCTCAAAGGCTAATCCTTCTTGATGAGATCTTTCATAAGCTGCATCTTTATATTTAGCTCCAAATGCCTCTCTATCCATATCTCCCTGAGTCATTTGAACTGCTGGTTTTTCAATTAATCCCATAAATCGTAATATACCAACTGTAGCCTCAACAGTGGTTCTAAAAAATCCCATTATACCTTCTGCCTCTTGCCACCATTTTTGTAAACCACTTTCTGTCCATACTATATTAATTACACCTTTTATAGAATCCCAGATTTTACCCATAAAGCTTCCTTCACCATTCCAAATTGCACTAAGTTTATCCTTAATAATTGGAACATATTTATCTGCTAATGCTTGTGACCATTCTTGAATTTTTGGAATGGCTGATGCCATTTTTTTAGCTAATGGAATAATTAATGGTATTAACCAAGGAGCTATCAATACGTCAACCATAGCTCCAACAATTTGTAAAATAGAGCTGATAGCTCCAGTAAATACCTGAGATTGTTTTAAAAATGCCCCAACACCTACATTTATTCCTAATATAGTTTTATTTTTAGATAATATTGACCAAAATTTACCACTCGGTTTTAGTACATCTTTAGCAGATTCGGCTACAAGTTTTCCGGGACCACTTGCAAGCATTCCGGCTGCTTTATAAGCTGCTGATGCTCTCCCACCTGTTCTATGAGCACGACCTACCTCTTTATGCATTCTTTTTCCAAATTGATATGTGCCCTTAACACCTCTAATTCCTGCTCCTGCTGCTTTAAATACCATTATACATTACCCCCATATGGATCATAGCTTACTCCTAGTCCTACACCAGATTTTTCATATATATCTTGAAATGCAGCTGGGGCTGGAGGTGATGTTGGTATTTGAGGAAAGTCAGGTGCTGGATCTCCCCCTTCAATTAAACTTTCTAAAAGGTTAAAAAGTCGACTGACAGCTCTGCTAGACATTGGACCAGCAGCAAATGAGGCAGATACTGAAATTGCGTTCCAAGCCATATTAGCCCAATAATTATTAAATGGACCTTCTCCAATATTCGCAAAGAAATTATACACTTTTGCTAATCCTGTACCAGCAGCTGATAATGTTTTTGTAAATACTCCTAAAATTCCTGTTTGCTCATTCCACCATTTTGATAGTCCGGTATCTTCCCAAATTAGATTCCAACTCTCGCCAATAAATTCTCCTATTCTTTCCCAAAGAGTTCCTTCACCAGTAACTAAATTATCAAATATAGCTTTAATTTTTGGAACATATTTTTCAGCTAAATCCGCTGACCATTCTCGAATTTTAGGTATAAATGAAACCATTTTTTTAGCTAATGGTATAAATAAAGGAACAATCCAAGGTGCAATTAAAACATCCACCATAGCTCCAATGATTTGCATAATTGTACTTACTGCCCCAGTAAATACCTGAGATTGTTTTAAGAGTGAACCAATACCAAGATTAATTCCTAATATACTTTTATTTTTAGTTAAAGCTCCCCAAAACTTACCTGCAGGACTTTTCATCTCTTTTGCAGTTTCAGCTAAGGCTTTAAACGGAGAAGCCATAGCAGTACCAATGCCTGAATAAGATGCAGATGCAGCTCCGCCTTTTCTATAAGCAGATCCTATTGCACTTAATCCAGCCCTACTAGGTAAAGCTTTTGCCATTCGTTTAAACACCACGATTATTATCCTCCAAATTGTTTAGCCATAGCACTATAATTTGTTGCTAAGTCTAATTCTGTTTGTTGATTCCCATTTACTTCGGACATAGAAGTGAGAGTTGCTATTACTAGATTTAAATCTGGTTTACTTAAATCTATAGCTACCTCCCAAGGTATACCCATTTGAACAAGTCTAATCATAGTCACCCAATATGCTATATCTAACATGGACTTTTCATCTAACTTAGACTTTTGTCCTTTCAAATAAGCGTCTACTCTTTTTTTACTTCTGCAGTATCTACTGTTTCTTCATCATCAAGTTTTGGCACTAGAGTTTCTAATGCTCTACCTAATCTTTCATCAATCGATACTAAGAAGGCTTCAGTAGTTTTACCCCATGGAGCCTCTATAATATATTCTTTTAGATAACTCTTTACATAGGCATCACCATCAAAAGATGTTCCTCCCCCTTTTGAAATAATAACTGAATTAGAGAGGAGTCTATTTTGTTTACTCCAACTTAAATTCTTTACTGTTAATTCAAATGAGTCTCCAGTTTCTGGTATCTCTACTGTTATTTTAGTAGGCTCATTACCTATCTGATATTTCGCTAAATCGAAACTCATAATTCTCTCCTTACTTTACTTTTGCTATTTAATTTTTATGGATATATTGCTCCGGTTATAGAATCTGCTGTAGTAGTTGCGGCAGTATACGGCTCTTTAATTTCTATTTGTATAGATCTTAATACCATATCCACATCTACTTGCATTGCAGAACCATCTCCAGTAACATTATGTGGAGCACTTGTTATAAAAGCTCCCTGATTATTTATTCCAGTCGTTGCTGCAGTATCTCCAAAATCGGCTGGGGTCAGTGGAGTAGATGTTTTCTTTGTAGTGATTTTAATATAATCATTAGTACCTCTAGTAAAGGTTAATTCTAAGTCAAATCCATTCATTCCAGCCGCAGCTCCATAGTTTCCTTCTAATATCAATTGCTTAAATATTTCTAAAGCTCCTGTTGTCCCTGTATATGTAGTAGCATTTGATAAAACTGTATCTGGTAATGCTAATGTGCAACTCATTGTATAAGATTTTCTACCTTCTCTTATTTCACTTGGTCCTCTATTCCTACCATATCTAGTTGAAATATAATATCTAGGTTCTGTTGCATTTGATATACTTATACTAAAGTTTCTAACTCTTGCAACTTCTTGTCCAAATAAAGTAATTGATCCTTGTGAGAAATAATATGGATTATTTGAAGGGAAGGTTATATCTGTTGATTCAACATCATTCATTATGGCATATTTTGGCATACCAGCTGTAGATGAGTCCCCATTATATTCATTAGTACTTACAGTTCCTTGATTCTTTTGGTTATGTAGCATACCCATAAAGTTTACAGTATCCCAACCCATTGTTAATAATCCACCTTCTTCGGCTGTAATTGATGCTGAGTCAACCATACCACCATAATATCGTCTATTAAAATGGTGACTACTAGCTAGGGCTTCCTCTGACTCTGCACTATCTTTCATATGAAGATGCCAAGTCATTGTATCTAAATCATTTTCAGGTGTAATTATATGAGTATATACATTATCAGTAGATGCTTCATCAATTTCACCTACTGTTTCTCCAGCTGCATGATCAAACTTTAATGGAGTATATAAATGGGCAATAGTACTTGAACTTGAACCAATTATATCTCTAACTCTAACAATTTCATAATTTCCTGTTACATTACCAATAGTTGTACTGCTTACTACATCACCAGTTCCACCTGAAATTTGAAGATATTCATCGTCTGCTAAATTACTATGGGTTGCAAAATTAATAAACGTATCCCCCTTCTTAGCTGCAGTTTGAATAGTAGAATCAAAAGGACTACTTGACACAGCTGTACTAGCTGTTGATACCATTTTTCCTATAGGGAATCTCAAAGCAGATGGATCTAATACAACCATTCCACTAATAGATCCTGCATAAGCCTGTTGTCCAGCATAAAATTCTGTTGCTTGTCTTTTAGATGCTGTACCTAAATAATATCTAGGCTCAATTGTAGGGGCTATATCAGGTACTGATACTGATTCATATACTCCCGGAATTCGATTTATATAAGTATGTTCCCATGTAGTCCTAGTTGCTTCTACTTCTACAAGTTTATCATCATTAGCATGGAAAAATGCGGTTGGTCTATCTAAATAAATAGTTCCTGATGAACTACTTGTTCCAAAATGTTCTACTCTTCGTAATTCATATTCACTGTTAGTTGTTCCATCAGCCGCATCAGAAGTTTGTTCAGTTCCACTAGGATTTACATCCCCAATACGAATAAAATCCCCTACTTTTAAAGTATTGTTACCATTATTAAATGCGAAACTAATACTTCCTGCAGGAACACCGTCTGTTTCATTAATATCTCCGTACCATCCACTACTAACTCTAGTTCCAGAGTTCATTTCTGGGTCACCACCTTGGGCAGCCTCAGCTGCAAATGTTAATTGTGATTGATCACTTCTATATATAGCCATATTATTTTCTCCTCATATATATTATACTAGAATTACTTAAGTTTCCAACAAAACAGAGCTATTTTCTAACTCAATTCCAATAGTACCGCTCCAAACATTGACGTTTTCGTCCATATCTTCAGAAAAACTCTCAAAGGTTACCCTCTGAAAATTAGTTAAACTATGTCGTCTAGCATGACATATTCGTCTTACCTCTTGCATTAAATTATATAGTCTTTGACGACTATCATTAGTATATAATTCTAAATCTACAGCATAAATTCTATCCCCATATTTATGGTTTCCAATAGGAATTTCTTGAATTTCAGGACTTCCGGGACCAGCAATAATATAATCTCCTTTATTAAGATCATATCTTAGTTGTTCGCTTGCCCCTGTAACCACAATATAATTAGGTTCAGTAACATTACTTGCATTCCATTGTGAATTTAATTCATCAGTAAATTCTTTAGCTGGCATTGGTTCATTAGCCATTAAAATACCTCAAATGATCGGAGAGAATCCATAATTTCTAGTGTTTCAGCAGTCCAACCATCAATTTTTTGAGATAATTGTACTCTATCCATACCACTCACTGTTACACCACCAAAATCAGCGTCTCTAAGTACATCAATAGCTGCTAATTTTTTACATACATCTGTAATTAGAGGTCCATCTCTACCGTCTGTTGTTAAATCTCGACCATATAAATAAGTTACCTTAACAGGCATTGTGAATTCTCCACCTCCCCATCTCCAAACTGGAGCATTGTAAGATGTGAATCTTGCAGGAAGTAAGAAATATCTAGAAAATTGTACCATTCCTGTATTTGGAATTAGGAAGAAATCACTTTTTCTTCCGGGACTTTTACTATCCCAGTTTCCACCATTCCATATTTGAACTTTTATTACTTTGTATGGATCTAATCTGTCTAATTTAAATCCATTAAGATTAAATTCATGATATTCATTATAAACTATATTAGGTCTCCAAGATTTTCTTGTGTAATAATCTATTTTAGATTGAGCTTCATGAATAAAATTTTCTACTGTAGCTAGACTAGGTGTTGTAGATGAGGTAAAGTTATCTCCCCCTATTACATTTCCTAGTTGTAATAATTGAAATACATCTGCTGTTGTACAATATGCTTGTACTCCACGTTTTCTAATACTCTTTATAGTGGGTGCAGTTGATACAGAAGTTGGGCTACTAATCCTAATCCAAAAAGCTGATTCACCATCAATAGCTACTTCAGCCCAATTACCTAACCTATTTACTGGAAATGTTTCAGCTCCATCTTCATCAAATCCATAAGCAGTATATTCGTTATCATCAGGATCATGTTGATATGTTCCAGACAAAGGTATAAATTCCTTCCATGCAGAACCATTATAGTATTCATATTTAAGCGTGCCTAGACTACCAGCTGTGTCTATATCAAACAAAGCCATATCAAATTTAGACGCATCTCCTAAATATAAAAAGTCATCAGTGCCTGCTAATACGGAAAATGCAGTACCAGCTGGTGACTGTGCTTCTAATGTCCTATCTGTAAATGAACTACCATCATAAACTTCTACGATGTCAAAATATTGTTCTACAGTAGATGGCATTTAACCCTCCTATTATTTATTATCTGTTGATTCCTCCTCAGACTTTTCTTCTTCATCCAATACTGCTGCTACATTTTCTTCAGGTGTTGGGTCTTGTTTGCCTCTTAAATAAGCAGCCGCTCCCTGTATTTGTTGTAACTTAGTTATTAGTTGCATTCTATTCTCATCTACTTGTCTAAGTTGTTCAGAAATATTCCCTATTTCTTTTTCTAGTAAACCTAGATCATTAGTTATATCTATCTCTTTAACTTCATTAGTCTCTGACATATTATGTCCTCCTATTTTCTATTCTTTGTTGCCCATAATTCAGGCAGTAAATTCTTTATATGGATTGATTTCCCATTATTATATCTTAAAAGTTTACCTTTTTGTATTACCCAACCTGCACTATCTATAAAAAGTTCTTCTTCTTTATCAAAAACTCTTTCATCCATACCTTCATAGGTAAAATTTTTAGTTGTCCATTGCACCTTCTCATTTTCTAAAGCATTTGTAGTTAAAAAATAAGGGATATGACTTTTTTCATATCTCCGTATTTTCGCTTCAACTGTCTTAGTTCTTTTGAAGTGTGTTTTATAAGTTACTTCTGCAACCTTATACTCTTCTTTAGTCCATTTACTATATAATGTCTTCATTAGTAGACCTCCCTATAAGTAATTATATCATAATCCTTATACCTAAGTCAACCCTCTCTTACTATTATACTAATTTTCTATAGATTTACGACTTTTTTCCACTAAATATTTAAACTTCTGCTACTATATTAGGGCTATCGTGTATTGTTCTACCTGCATTAATCTTATTTAACAAGTCAGTATCTATTGTCCATGAACTTCCATCATAAGTAAAAACGCCACTTCCAGTAAATGTTGTGGGTGGTGTAATACCAGTTAGTAGTTCGTGTGTAGATGAGTTTATGTCTAATGCTGTTAATGTTCTTCCACCATTATCTAGTGTAAAATTAAATACTGTAGATGTAAGGTCAGCAGTTTCTGCATTATCTAAACAGTAAAATACCTTATTATCAGACTTTCTTCTAATTATTTTTGCCATTTAATGCCTGCCTTTTGTTTGCCTCAAGAGCTATCCTCTCTTGTGCTTCAAGTTGGTTTCTAAACTCTGGGTCTATTGTTTTAAGAGGACCTATTACATTTAATGCTTCCCCTTGAGAACTGCCCGGTGTTAAGTTTTTTGCTCTCTCTTGTAACTGTAGCTTTAATGATTCTTTTTGATGTACATTAACATTTTTTGTATCGAATGAACCATCATCTAGTTCTTTTTTAAGCCTAGACCAATGTTCTATTTCTCTTACTCTATCTTTACCCATTCTTTCTCTTTCTTCTTTTTCCCATAATTTTTGTTCAAGTCCTATTTCCAGTAATTCTATCTCTAAATCATCCTGTTCGTTTTTTATTGCTCTTTCTATTTTTTGTATTTCAACTAAAAGTTTTCTATATGCATAAGATTCTTCTCTTAAATTAGTATAAAAAACATCTTGTTCTCTAACACATTGCCAATATTTACTGGCTTTTGTAGGAAAGCTAGCATCATTTAAAACAGAATATCGCATTTCTGTTTCAGTTCTGTATATCTGTACTTTATTATGTGTTGCTTCTAATTCTTTTTTTAATTCTTTTAAGAAGTTATTATCTTCTTTTTTTAACATTGGAAAATTATTCAAGTGTTATCTCTCCTTGTACTGGTTTCTCTCCACCTATTAAGGCATCATTGCTATATTTATTATTCTCTTCTATTATACCAGCATTTACTAGTTCTTGTGCTTCTGCTTTTGTTTTAATTGTATAACTATATTTATTTACCCACTCTGTACAATGTTCTACGCCACCACCATAATCAGCATTATCTACTGCTTTATAGATGTCACCCGGATACCCTGTAAGTTTAAATCTTTTTGCATCACTGTGTGTATATTCAGTTATTTGTTGTCCATAAAAATAAATCATAATTTTACCTATCGTAATGTGCTATTCTATTAGTTGCATCGCCATAACCAGTAGCTGTACCACCACCAAAAAATACGGCAGCAGATGTACCACTACAATCTACATTGTCTGATGATGAATATAAATCTGCACCTGAAAGACCATTTGTAGAGGATGCTGCCCAAGACGTACCATTCCAAACCTCTCCATCATTATTTGAATATCTACTACCCCCAGTTAAGACAACATCATTTCTAGTTCCAGCAGATTGGAATACATTTCTACCATTGGACATACTGTTTAATGTTGTTAATGAACTTCCATCCCAGCCTTCTGTTCTTTGTCTATTTGCACCACCACCACTACCTGTACCTCCAAAAAATATGCAATCACTTGAAGTTCCAGCAGCTCCCAGATATCCCTTACCATCATCCAAATCTGCACCCGTATCTGACCAAGAACTACCATTGTATGTTTCTATTTGAGTAGCGTAGCTACCCACATAACCACCTGCTGCTATCGCAGAAGTTTGAGTGCCACACATGCCAGCTTGTTCGCCACCAACTACATTAGCAGTTCCCCCACTACTAAAAGATGAGCCATCATATTCTTCTGTAGTTAATACTTCTCCAGATGCAGTTGTACCACCTAATACTAAACCTGCTGTTAATGTTCCTGTTCCTGATGGTGCCATTCTCGCAGTTGCCATATTACCACCAGCAGTAATGGTACTACCATTATATTCCTCTGTACTGACTAATTTAGTAGCACTTGTATTAGTTCCACCACCCGTCATACTTGCAATTCTTGAAGTTCCTATTCCTATACCGTTTCTACTTCGTGCAGTACTTAGTGTTGCACTTGATAAACTCCATATAGCACCACTAGTAGCTCTTTGCCCTACACCGGGGTCAAAGGCTAATACATAACCCCCACTATCATCAATAGGTTGCCCTGTTATTAAAGCATGTTTTGAATACCATGAATCGTTGTTTATATCTACATCTCCATAATTAAAATGCACCTGTTCACTATGCAATTCTAAATACCCACCAATAAAATGATACCCAGTAGCAGCAGCATATTCTACGCCAACTACATTCATATCACCTGTGTCGCTTTTATCTTCTGGACCTGCAAGTGCAAATCTGTTTCTACCAGAGTTAGCAAATAAACCATAGGTAGCATATTCATCTTCGCCTCCACCATCCCGGTCATCATCATCACCATAACTAAGTTCAGCGTCAAATTGGTTGAGTATATCATTTGACCTTATTGGTTTACTTTGGTGTGAATCAACTAGCCAAGTTGGTGTGGTTCCAGATACTGTAAATCCAGTTAAAACATATGTATCATCACTATCATCAAAAAGCAGGCAATGATTTACTCCGTTTACATGAACTAACAATTGTGAATTATCTGCTCTGTGCCTATTTAAACTACTTCCACCAGAGTCTCCATTATGGCACATTATGCTTGTATTTGCATATTCTACTCCTGTATTCGCAGTTACAGTTGTACCTGTGCCTGACACTACAAAAGCAGTTACTTTATATGGAGAACCCCTACCTTGATATATACCTACTACTTTATTTGCTGATGCATCATAAGCCAAAGACATTGCTTGTGTATAATCTGCACCACTATTTGATACTGTTGTAGCTGAATTAATTGTTACACTATTATCACTACCTACATCATCAAATGTAATTGGAAAAATATCATCTTGGTCCATGTTATGACTACCTGACCTACCAAAATATAAAAGCGTTCTTGAACCTGCTGGGTCGTAAATAAGCATATTACCTTCAGGTGTTTTTCCATCACCTTTACCACTTACTTGTGAGAGTGAATCTGTTTGTAGGCTACCTATAACTGGTCCACTTTCCACACTTGCTCCTGCTACTTTAGGGGCGTTACCTGAACCACTTACCTGCCAAGCTACCACATATCTATCAACATTTGTATCATATGCAAGCCCCATTGGTCCACATGACGCAGACTCACAAACTGTCTCATTTCCCCATGTAATTGTTGTACCTGATAAAGTTCCTAATCTTACTGTAGGATAACTACTGTTCCCACCATCACAGTATGCAACACCTAGTGTAGAATCATCTGGGCTATATGCCATTGCCCCATTTTTAGCATCTCCAGAATCAAATTGGTAGTTTGTTAATGCTGAAACACTTGGATCTGTTTGTGATGCAGGTACTTCTCCAGTATTGAATTTCTCTAGGTCACCTTTATCTGCACCATTAATTTTTTCAATGTCGCCTATATCGACTCCATTAATTTTACTTATATCTGCCATAAGTTCTCCTTATGCTATTATGCTAATTCAACAATACTTTGAGTTGGATTAAAATATATCATGTCTGGTTCTAGTGCTACACCAATAGGAACAACACAATCACCTGAACCTGTTGGAGCTGTAGCCGTTATATCTCCTGCCGTTGTAGATAGGTATAATGTTTGCCCAGTAGTCCAGCTCCAAGAATCATCTCTAACAATTCCATGTAATAATATGATTCCCTCTGAATTGTCTGAAATAGCACTATTGCTTGGGTTTATTCCTATAACCTTAGATGTTGCAACTGCATCTGCATCTGCTATTTGAACCTCATTAGTCACATCACTTATACATACTAAGTCAAAAGCTCCTACATCAGCTCCATCACCTACTCTAAGCAAAGCAGTTATACCTGAATAATCATGTTCTGCTATTCCATCAGCAGAAGCATCCATTGCAAATTTTTGAGCATATAAACTCTTGTATCTTAAAGTAGCAGTACCCAAATCAACATCAACATCTGTAGTTGGTTTTAATATTCCATCATCTAGTTGTATCTGTGATGTTCCATCAATATCAAAAATAATACTGTTATCAGTTCCAAAATCTATATTAGCGTGGGAAGCTCCATATCCAACTGCAAGACTTGAGTTATATACAGATGTAAGTGCTGTATTAGCACCAGTTGCAGAAACAACATCTGTGCCATTTACTGCAAAAGTCATACCAGAAGCTAAATCAATACCACCGTCATCAATGTCTAATATCTCTGCTTCATCAACATAAAATGAAAACTTACCATAGTTTGCTGTGCCATCACCTGTAGTCGTTTGAAATTTAGTTTCTACGTTTATCTTATCACTACCACCATTAAGAACCTCTATACTTAATGCTTCAGTCGCACTTGTTCCCATTTTGAAGGACACATCAGCATTATTTTGGTCATCATATATTGTTAAATCTCCTCCAGTTAATGCATTAATTGCTTGTGAAGCATCTACACCTATAACAGCACTTGATGCTGTTAAACCAGTTCCAGCAAATAATGTCGCAAGAGCATCAGTTGTTGTAAGTTGTTCATTTGCACCATCTGAATCTAATGTTGAAAAGCTATCACTAGCCGCTGGTGTTACTGCACTTAATTCTGATAAGTCTAGTGTTAATGTTACACCACCTGAAGTTCCACCTCCACTAAGTCCTACACCTGCTGTTACACCTGTAATATCTCCAGTTGCAGCATCTTCCCAAGCCACTGCAGCTCCAGCACCACCTGAAGTTAGTACTTGCCCATCAGTACCATAGTTAGCTCCTGCTATACCTAGTTCATTTTGACTTGTAAATCTAAATTTTTCTGCTGCTGCTTCAGAATGTCCTAATGCTATAACTAAATCTGTTGCATTGTTAGTGGCATCAAAAGTAACATCTGATTCTGCCCAAATAGCTGCAGATACAAGAAGTGCATCTGCTCCAGTTTCTTTAGGAGCTTGGAAATCAATCCTACCTAATTTATCTCCATCAACAACTGTTGTTTCAGCAGTAGATAAAGTTAAAATTCCCGGTGCTCCAGCATCTCCACGAACATCTAATAAACTACCGGGGTCTGTATTATTAATTCCTACAAGACCCGCACTTGTAATTCTAACATTTTCAGTTACAGTTCCATTAAGTGCAGTTTCTAATGCCATGTAAGCATCTTGAGTACTACCAGTAGAAGTCCAGTTTCCTTCAGTACCTATAGAAATTCTACCAGCATCTGCTACTGCTGGACTAGAACCATCGTAATACCATTGATTAAATAAGATGGATGTTTCAGTAGCAGTCATACTAGAAGCATTTGCATCATTTGTAATTGTTAAAATATCTTTATTACCTGTTGCTGAACCTGTACCTGTAATTGCAAGCACATCTCCATCAAAAGTTAATTGAGCCTCTGCGTTCATAGCATCTGTGCCTGTTGCAGTTACAACATAATTATTAGCACCATTAGACATAAAGTCGGAAACATCTACTGCAACTGCATCAGAAGTTACATCTATACCTGTACCTGCGATTACGTTTAATACAGAACTTGTAGCTGTCATACCAGCACCTGCAAACAATGTTGCAACGTCTGCTAGTGCATCTCTTTTAGTAGCATTACTATCATCTGAATCAGAAAAGAGTATTGAATCCCCATCTGCTATTGCTGCATCTGAAAAATCATAAACACTTCCAATAGTAGTAGCTCCATTAACTCTAAAAGTTTTTCCAGAAGCTAAATTAATACCTGAATCATCAATATCAAAAATATCTGTGCCATCTACATCAAATACAAATTTACCTTTATTTGCAGTTCCTGAAGCTGCGTGGGTAGCAAATTCTACCTTATCTAAAGTCTGAGCACTTGTATCATAAGTTGTAGTTATTGCTAATCTCTCATTAGCTCCTGATCCCAAACTAACGCTAGGGTTTCCACCGTTTACAGCATTATATACTGTTACATCTCCTGCAACAAAGTTGGTTGTAGAACCAGTTGAACCTATTGATGTTAGATTAGATAATGTATCTAGTGCAGATTCAATAGTAGATTCTGTAGTAGCATCTAATGCATCTACATTTTGTAATGTTAAAGTGCCTGATGAATCTGATAATATTGCAGTACCATCTATTTCATACGCCCCACTTTCTGCAATTGAAATTCCACCATCATCAATCGTAAGCATAACATCTGCTTCGTCAACACTAAATGTAATTTTTCCATGGTCTCCTGTACTAGATGCTGTATAGGTAGTAAAAGCAATTGATTCTGCTGTTTTATTAGAGCCACCATTTAATACTTCAATTTTTAATGCTTCAGTTGCACTAGTACCCATTGCAAATGAGGTATCTGCATTATTTGCGTCATGATATAAAGTTGCATCACTAAAAGTAAGAGTTAATGCATTTGATACAGTCCCCATCGTTGTTACACCAGCAAGAGTGGTTACATTAGGTTGTGATGCTGTACCTAAAGTTCCTGTAAGATTAGTAGCTGTTAAAGTGCCAGTATTTGGATTATAATGGAAATCTCCATCCATTTCTAACCCATGAGCACCTGTTGCAGTAGCTGCATCGGCTACGAATGTAATTAAATTATTTTCTGCAGTAGATTCGTTATCAGTAACTGTTACTGTAGTAATACCAGCTGTAAAGTTGGTTCTAGTAATATATTTAATTTTATCAGGTGTTTCTGAAACATCAAGAACTAATACTAAATCATCTCCTGCAATAGAAGATAATACCTCTTGATCAGTAAAAATATCCTCATCAATAGATGTAGCTTTTATATTAGTATCAAATAGTCGACCTCTGGTAAGTCCACCTTGTATTCCTCTACTTTTTGGCATTTGTTGTTGCTCCTATGTATAATCTATCTACCCCAGACTATACCTCTAACTCTTGCATTTGTAGAGCTAGAACGTATAATACTGATTTTATTTGACATAAATACTCCTTCATCAAAATACCCCTCATTTTCAGGGATAAGCATAGATGATGAAGTTGCGTCTTCATCGAAGGCTACATACGCGTCTGCTAGTTCTACAACAAATGAAATTTTATTCACTTCTTCAAAGTTAGCTGCAAGATCTACTGCTGTTTCAGCAGAACCACTAGACGTTGTAAAAGTAAACGTCTTATGCTTAGAATAGCTCTGAAGCAGTTCAATTTCTTGTCTCCAAGGTTTTGCCATATTTTACTCCTTATTTAAACTTTAATAATGTTGGTTTAGCATTACCTAGATGTAACTTAGTATAGTTTTTAGCTGATGCAATTCCGGGCATTCTAAACCCTTCCTTTCTAGCTATCGACTCCATCGACATGTATCTAGGCTTTTCTAATTCTTTCTTATATCTTCTATAATGATCTAATATTAAATCATTTAGTTTACGGAACGTGAAATCATAATCCCCAGTTCCATTTTCTTGGATTTCTTCTTTTAAAGAAGTAAGCCATTCTTTTAATTCGACTTCATTACTATCAGCTTTAGCTAATTGTTTTCTAAGTCCAATTACCATAGGTTCGAGAAAATTAAGTTCTCGTTCTAAATCCCTAATCTTATTCTTTGCCTCTATATTTATTTTACTATTTTCTTTTGAAAAACCCAACACATTTTCATATTCTTTTTTCAAATGTTGATACAAATCATGTACCTTTTTATGGGTCATTTTCTCCACTTCATACTTCTTTACTACATCTTTTAGTTCAAGTTGAAACTCAGATCTCTCTTTAGACAACATATGAATGTTCTTATCTTGTTGTAATCTACTATTTTTACTTTGTTGTAAATCCGCTTTTGCTTGATTTAAAGCATCTTGATGTTCTTTAGAGCTTTTAACAGCATCTTCCATTGCAGTTGCTTTAGGCTCTAAATTAGAAATATAAAGTTTTAAGTCTTCAAGTTCAGAATGTTGGTTATCAATTTCTTTTAAATAACCTGATTTCTCATTCATAAAAACATTATTAGAGTTTACTAACTGATCACTTCGTGTTTCAATATCCTTTAATCTATTCAATTCTGTTTCTAATTCATTTATTTTTTGATGTAACTCGTTTTCCTTTTTTTCATTATTAAAAGAAATTATTTTCTTTGTTACCTTCCTTGCTGTTCTTTTCTCAAAAAAATTATTCAGTTTCATAAAAAGACCTTGCCTCTTCAGCTATATATGGTTTACCTAACTCAGCTTTATATAAACTTTGGATCCATAATTTTGGATTTTCAGTTCTACTTACTACTGATTTAGCCCCAGTCTCTTTATCGATTATTATAATGTCATTGTTAAATAAATTTTCTATGTCAGCACCATATGCTCCATTTTCCCCTTGAAGTATAGATAATTCACCAGTAGTTTCATGATACCCATAAGTTGCTGCATAAATATTCTTAGCAATAGGCTCTTTTTTAATGAGTATTTTAGTTTCGTATCGTTTAACTTCTTTAGGTTGATTAGCTTTTTCTGCTGCAGCGACTGTTGCAGCTCTAGCTTTTTCTTTTAAAACTTCCTCATCTTCCACAGTTTTTTTAGGTGCTTTTTTAGTTACCTTTTCTGTTGAAAAAGAATTTACAATTTTTTCCTCTACTACCTTTTCTTCTACAACTTCTTCTTCCTCTACTTGAGGTTCTAATGTTGCATATCTTGGTTTCTTTTCTGCTACTTTCTTAGTAGTCGATTTAGTTTTAGCATTCTTTTTATCTGCCATAATAATAATCTCCTATTTCTTTCGTGTTAATTTTTTATACGCTTTAATTCTAGAAGACCTACTTTTAATATCAGATTTTCTTCTAGCAGCTCTTGCTCCAATTCCTCTTCTTGCTTCTCTTACTATTCCTCGTTTATGTCCACCTACAGATCTTTGAGCAGCTCCTGTTCCAGCTCCTCTAATTCTTCTTTTACCACCAGTTCCAACATTTACTTGTCCAGTTTGAGCTGAAACTTGTCCAGCTTTCTTCCATCTGTGAGAAGTTGGATCAAATTCTGCTCCTTGAAATGGTGGAGAAGTTAATATCTTTTCAATATTTACACCATTTTTAGCTGGTTTTTTTCTAGTATAAGTATCTGATTGATCTTTATAGAAATTTTGTAGGGCTTTAAATGTGTCCGAGTCGATGTCTATATTCTTTTTTCTCATTTGATTTGCGAGAGTTCTCTCCCATTGTCTTTGTTGAGCTGGTGTCATCTCACCCGAACTTACTTTAGGTGTTAGAGCATACCCTGCTAGCATAGCTAGTAAAGCACTTCCTATACCTTTTTTAACATATTGTTTTCTAATATTTTTTAAAATTTCATTGTTACCAGTAGGTACTTTAAATCCATCTGAATGTTTTTTCATTGCTTGACTTAGAGCTGATATAAGATCTTTTTCAAGTTGGTCATTATTTACAGTAGTTGTTTCTTTTAATATATTAAGTAATCTTCTAGAAGATGATGTAGATTTTTCAACTTTGAAATTATTTAAGTCTTTTAAAGCAGAATCTATTTTCTTGGCAGCATCTTTAACCTCGGATTCACCCCCATATCCAACTGATAAATCAGTTGCTTTACTACTGTATGCATCAAGAGCATTTTGTACTTTATTTTTAGCATCTGCAATATCAGGTTTTTTACCTTCTCTTTTAACTGATAAAACACTTTTTACTTCCGATTCAACCTGTTGTCGTATTTGGTTAATATTACCTTCATTAACCTTTGAATTTATTTTTGATATAGTGTCTCCTTCTTTCGGTTCTGGGACCTTTTCGACTACATCTTTTATAGGAGGTTCATCTTTAATTTTCTCCTGTTCTTCAGGAGTAAGTTTATCTTTAATATCTTTATCAGTTTCTGCTTTACTATCACCAGTAATTTTAGCTAAAGCATCTCTAATTTGAGAATATACGAAGGTTCTATCTTTTTGACTGGTCTTTAATTCGTCTTTTATTGAATCTACTGCCTCTCTTAAAGCAGTTTCTTGACTCATCTCTGTTTCAGTTACAGGTTTTCTAGCTGCATATTCTTCTTTAGTCTTCTTTTTTTCTTCTGGGGTTACAGCATCTGTATTTCTTTTAGATGAATCATACTTCTGACCCTCTTTATAGTCTCTATCGTAAGAGTGTCCTTTTTTTCGTTCTGAACTTGTTCCATGATGTTCCCCATGTCGCTCCATTGCTCCATCTAAACCTTCTGGTGAGTTCCATTCATTTCTTTTTATACCTTCAACAATAGCTCCTTTTGGAGTACCACCCGGATTATTCTTCTTATTGTTACCTTCAGTCATAGACGTAGCGACAGCCCAAGGGTCTCTAACCCTCTGAGCCTTTTTTAATGTAAGTTTTGCTAACCGTTTTAGTATGTCCATAATATATTATACTCTATTTTTAGTAAAATCCTGTAGTTTTTTTAAATTACTCTTAGAAACTTCAAAATCTACTTTGTCTCCATAGGTTAATTTCTCATAAGCTGCTTGTTCTTTAGCTCTTGTTTCTTGTTTTGCCCCTCTGACTCCAGCCTTTGATTCTCCTTTATATCCTTCAGTTTTAGGAATTATTTTACCTGCTATTGGAATACCTCTGGCAGCAGCTTGTAATTGATATTTAAGTTTAGCATTTTTGGCTTGAGCCTCACCATAACCTCTAGATCTAGCTATTTCTTCAGCCATTGCTGATCCAATTTCATTAAAAGCTCTTTTACCTTCTTTTCCAACTGCTTTACCAGCTTCTTTAAATGTCTTAGCCGCATCAGCTATTAATTTTTTTCTATCTTCTTTACCTGCTTTTCCAGTAAGTCTACCTAAAGCACTTACAGCAGATCCGATTTTATCTCCCCATGCAGATGCTTTATCTCCAACAGGTTCATCTGAAGATATTTTAGAATCTTCTGGTATAGATGGTGGAGGCATTTTTTCACCTGAGTCTCCCGTATCACCAGAATCAGATGTTCCGTCACCCCCACCTTCACTATCTTTCTTTTTTGCTTCCCTCTTATCATAAAATACTCCACCTGATGGTCCTTTATATGTCTTAACACCTTCAGGAGCATCTCCATATCCTCTTGCTTCATCTGGAATATCTGATCCTTCGTAATCTTTATCCTCTTTAGGCTCTTCAGCTTTAGTAGGTTGGATACTACCATCTTTGATTTCTTGGTTAAGTTTTTTAATATTATCAGCTCCCATTGCTTTACGAGCAGCTGATAGTTGTTTATTCATATGAGAAACAGTCTTTTCGTCTAAACCTTTTCCACCATGTTCTTCACTATGTTCAAGTGAATGAGCTATCATTTCTTTAGCTTTTTCATAGGCTTCATCAGGACTAGAATCCTTTAAATTCCATCGTTCTTTATTAGGATCTTTGGGGGTCTCTGCTTTTATACCTGCAGTCCTATCTTTTTGTCTCTGAGATCTCAATGGTTTTAAATATGCAGTATCAAAATGTTTATTAAATGTTTTTGAATCCATTGATTGAAGATGTTCTCTTTCAGCTCTCACATCAAAGTCATTAGAATCTTCCCAATCTTCTCCAAATTGTTGTTCCATAACTTTATCCATTTTTTCTTTTCTAGAAAGTATAGCCCCTCTTGCTTCTTTTGATGGAGAATAATCACCATATCCAATAGAAGATGTATCACTTGCTCCTTTATGTCTATAGTTTTTCTCCCATAATCTACTCATAGCAGCATCATCATGGTTTTCTGAGAAGTGTTTTGTTAAATTACCTATGTATTCAGGATCAAACTCTACTGAACCATCAGTACCAATTTTAGCTGAAGTAGGATTCTTTTTAATATATTCTTGTAAACCATGCATGTATCTTGATTTTACTGTACCATCTTCATTAGTAAATTCTTGACCTTTTATTCCACCATATTTAGCATCTGATAGATAACCATTTAAATTAGTAAGTTCTTTAGAGTCACCAAGTTTAATCTTACCTAAATCAGCTTCATCTAAATTAATTGGTTTACTCTCTTCTTCTACTGCAAAAGGAGAAGGACCCCCTGTTTTTTTATCTTTAGATTCCTCTTCTTTTTTATCTGCCTCTTCAGCATCTCGTTTTGCTTTTTGTTCCGCTTCATATTTTCTTCTAGCCTCTTCTTCAGGTGAAGGTCTTGTTTCTTCTTCTAAATTCTCATTAGCAGCTTCTACAATTTCTTCTTCACCACCCGGAACTGTTATATCGTGATTAGAATTTACAGCTCTACTTAAAGAATCTCTTAAAGCTGTTTGGTAATCCTTATTAGATACACCTTCTATTTCTTTTTTACCTGATTTATCGTCTCTAAGCATTCTACCTAAAATACCTAATCTTGTTGATGAACCTACTGGATTCAATTCACTACCCGGAGCGACTTGGTTAGCTTGTTCTCCTAACGCTGAAGCTATAGCTCTTAATTTCTCTTCAGATAGGGAATTTAAATGATCATGTAAATCTTCTGGGTTTCGGGTACTCCAATTTTCAAATGATTGATGTACTACAGGATCTAAAGATGATGTATCTGGATTTATTTGAGAAGCATTAAATTTTCCTCTAGAAGTATCACTATCATTTTTTCCTCTATGAGTAGGAATATGATTTACTAATTTACCAATGTTATCAATAAGAGTTTTTTTACTATGGATATCTAAAGGAATTTTTCGAGGCTCTTTCTTCTCCTCTACTTGTTCAGACTCTTTCTTTTCAGCGTCTACTTTTTTAGGTTCTTCACCTTTTGGTTCTTCTACACCTTCTCCAATTTTAGGTAAAGGAGTAGCAGCATCCTTTCTTTTAGCCTCACGTTCAGCTCTAATTTTAGCTGCGTCTTCTTTACTTAGTCCAGAATCCCATCTTTTTTTCCTAACTTTCTCAATAATTGGTTCAGCTTTGTCTGGATTTTTTACACCACTTATTAATTCATCTACATTATCAGCATTTTCTAAATCTGGTAATTCATCTTCTTTTATATCAATTTTTGTTTCTTTTAAACTATCTTCATTTTCCTCTAAAGCTTCGTTTAATTCTACTTTATCTTCCTGCTTTAATTTTTTATTTTTCTTAAAAGCTTGATATAAATCCCATAATGCTATTCCTCCAGATGCTAGAGCTGCTCCTGTAGCTGCAATTTCTATACCTGTAGCTTTTTCTATATTAGGTAAGTCTTTTTCTAAAGGTTGGGATTCCTGTGGAATGGGTTTAAAATCTAATTTCTCAAAATTTACATAAGGAAAAACCTGTTTTGCTAATTCTATACCAGCGGCGTGGTCTGAAGGATAATGAACACCGAAAATTACTCTATTCTCACCAATAGATTCACCAAGTTTCATAAACGAATCTGCATGTTGTGGAAACACTTCAGATAAAATCAATGCAATTAATGTACCTTGAAAGGCATGTCCAGATGGATAAGCAGGAGTATCAGAAGTTTTGAAATCTGCAGGTTTAAAATCTACTCCATGATAGTCCATTAATTGTTCAGGTCTAGGTCTATTGAAATAATATTTTAGATTTAAAACAATAGTAGCAGAATCATCTTTTATTACTTCTAATTTCTTTTTAGTAATATCATCACTAAGTCCCAATTCTTCAGCTAATTTAATGAAAGATTTTAAAATATCTAAATCTTGTATTTCAGCAGGCTTTGCAATCTCAAATTCAAAATTATCTGTATCTTCTTTTGTTTGAAGATGTTTATCAATGATGGTCTCTAATTCTTCTTTAACCTGAGTACTTGTATTAGCTGGTGGTGGACTCAAAGTAAGATCATTTATGTCTATATCAACCACATTGAGAGGACGTGCCATCTTATCTCGAATTTCTTCAGTAGGAACACCGAAAACCATTTCATCAATCTCTTTTCGTTGAGCCTCTAATTTAGCATATTCACTTAAATGTTCTACAGCAGTCTTACTCTCATTACCTAATGCTAATGCCATAGAATTTTTTCTATGTTGATGTGCTCTTTGAGTAGCCTCTTCTTGAGCAGTTTCACGCTTAGTTTTACCTATCTTAGCCTGAAAATCAGGATCCTTCATTAACTTTTCTGTCATTGCATCAATGTCTGGCATTTTACAAGATTCCCTTTTCAATTAGCTTGAGTTTATTAGCTTCATGTAAAGATTCTACATCGTTCTTGTTTTGTCCAGTATATGGAACTGCATGATAGTTTTCAATCATTAAGTCGTTTATTGGAGAATCAGTTTCCCATTCATCCCCTTCTTGCCAAATAATACCTAATATCCTACCAAATTTTCCTTTTTCTAAGGACTTTAAAGTAATGGAAGATCCGACAGGAGCCAATTTCTTCATAAAATCTTTTGAAAGTAATCCTCTAGCCTTTTCTTCCAAATTCCTAGTTCTAGATTCTGGCGTGTCTATCCCATGTAATCTTATTCTTTGTTTATATAGAATAACATTAAACCCTAATTGGATATCAACATCAATAGTGTCTCCATCTATTACTTTTGTAACTGTGCATTTATATGTATACATGTACTATTATACTCCCTTTTTCAGAATTTCCTATCACCAGATATAGTTCTTTCGATGGGCGGCGGCAACCCCACATATTTTTGAGGAGCCGCAGGCGACTCACGAAATATATCACGTTTTATACGACTCCATCCCATTTGTATAAAATCATCTGAATGTCGCTGCAAGTTTATTACGTCTGGTAATGATAATACACAGACACTTATTAAAAACAGAATTAATGTTCCCCTAACCATATACTATTATACAGCTAAATACATATTATCCACGTTCTATTAAATTATAGCCATCATAAAAATCTTCATATCTAGCATCTTCTACTACACCAAGATAATCAAACATAGTATCATTTGGTAATCTGTTATCTAAAGTTTTCTGTATCCTATACTCTAAAACATTAAATTCTATATTATTATTCATATTATTCTCTTTCTTATCTATTCTATACTATTATATATTATTATATATACTATTTATATATTATAGCATATTTCAATAAGCCGAGTCAACCCCTTCTTTTTGTAACACATATTTAATAAAAGACTTGCAATTACTACCCCAAATATGATATAATATAAAGGAAGACTTAGTAAAGGAGGATTAAATGACCAAGTTTTTTCGTTCACTATTTTCAAAGGATACTAGAACGTATAGTCTAAATAGAATTCTACATCTAGAAGACGACTACTACTATCCTAAGTATCAGCCATCACAGGAATTAGTAGTTTACTATTTAGCTCAAGTATAATAGAATAGCAAAGAATAGCGTTAACGCCAACCTAGCCATAAGCGAAACGCCGTTTTTCTCAGATTTTTTTCTGAAAAAATTTAGCCTAGTGTATGGGACCCTATACCTATCGCCAAAATCTAGTACCCCCCACCCTTCATCTATGTAACATTTTGGAAACATTCATTTTTAAAAAAAGTACTCTCTGTAGCTAACCCTACCTTTATTGGTTAACCTTAAGGGGGTTATATAGTACAATAGGGGGTTATTATATCAGGCTTCTTGATATGGAGCGACTCAACTTTTATTAGTTCAAAACAATAACATTTATGATAGGGAATGTATCATATCGTCTATTTCTTAGCGTGTCATAGTGGCGTGTATCTCTGAGGATTGGAGAAGGGAAAGAAAATTCCCCTCATCTATTCTGACAAGGGGAGTAAGTAATAATTACTTCCAATAACCGCTCTTGCTTCTTTTGATGTTGATAGTTCTAGAAATACAGATGTCCCCAATGTATTTTTTCTGCTCCACTATTATATGTGGAGTAGCGGGAGCATTGGTTGTAGGTACGAATCTTGTAACAGACATTCCCATTTTTCGGGCATCTCTAATATGATGTGGTGTGTCATGATATAAAGCTACTAAGTATCTTTGAATTGTCTTAATAATTTTGGAAGTTTTAAAAGTAGTTAAATTTAGACCTAATTCTGAATTTAGCCATTCAGTAATATTTTTTATAGTGTCCTTTTCTATAATAAATCTACTAAGGATTTCTTTATCTAGTGGGCGTAAGTTAGTAGTGATAGTATCAAATGTTTTTTGCATGTTGATATTATCTTGTAATTTCACCCACGCTTTAATTTCTTGTTTAGTCATTTTTTCGCCTTTCGGTTTACTTATTTATTTAATCTAATATTATTCTATTACATGTAAGCCACATTGTAAATAATAAAAATACAAAGGATATATCATATAACTCCAAAGGGGTTGCAATAAGGGGGGTGGTATTGTAAAATATCTATATAAGGTTAAATAACAAAAGGAGAAAAAAATGAAAGAATACTTAATCAAAGAAACCCAGATTGCTTACAAAACGGTTGTGGCTAAATCAAAAAAAGAAGCGATAGAAAAGTCAGTTGATAAAGATGATTATGATGATTTTGGAGATTTGGAAATAACTAGCCCTAATGGTTCTAAATTATTTTTAATGAGTAGAAAATATTCAGCAACAATTGTAGATAGAAAGGCGTAACTGATGAAAATTTTATTATATATCATTTTAATTTATTTACTCCAGTTCGTTTACGGCTGAGGTAAATAAATGGGAGTGGTACGGGATATATCATATAACTCCTTTTGACCCCAAATGTGCTAATATTATAAATACGGGATACTATGCCCAAAAAACAAATAAAGGAGATTTAAAAAAATGAATAAAGAATGTAACTTCTGCAACTTAATAATAAACCAAATAGCATCTTGGGGATTGGTGGTTGATGTAGATGGTGATGAAGTGGTTATGTGTGGTTACTGCTACTGGGTGGAGTCACACTATTTTGATATTGATGATCCTTCTCAAAAGGATTTCATCACTATTGTGGGAGGTGATGAGAACTCTGGGAATATGGATTTTCAAATTATTATAGGAGATTTAAAATGAAAATTTTATTATACATAATCTTAATATACTTACTTCAGTTTGTTTTTTGAATATAAAAAACTCTGACGTTTTTCTGATGTTTCTCTGACGTTTTTTACCCTTTATTACACGTAATATTAAGTAGAAGGGAGAAATAAAAAATAAATAAAAAATTAAATTAAAACAATAAACAACTAAAGGAGAAATAATAAAATGGATAAATTAGACTTAGAACGAATAGATATAAAATTAAATACTATTGTTAATATGTTAATGGAATTATTGCAACATGTCCCAGTTGAAAAACTAGATAGGGAACACTTTAAACTTATGATTGAATATTTTCAGAACGATTAATATACTCACTTCAGTTTTTTTTCGGCTGAAGTGGAGTTATGTGATATATCCCTAGTTGAGCCGAGTGGCACAGGGTTGACAAGTTTTGAATATGTGATATACTATAGGTATAGTTAAATTTAGTTAAGGAGAAAAAATGGATAACTTAGAGAACTTAAAATTTTGGGCTGAGAACTGGGACTGGGAGTCTGCGTATCAGGCAGATGATGACGGCTACAAAACGCCTTTAAAAAGGTTGCAGGCTTGCGAGGATCAGGGCATACCTACAGTACAGAAACACGCCATAGAAAATTATGAGGTTGTAGATTTTGATACACCTCAAGAAGCAGACGGCGACTTATTAGGGGAGGTGTACGAATAAGCAGAGGAGTTATAGGATATATCATGGGGGTTGTAAAAAAATCAAATCCATGAGACAATAATTATAGGTTAAATAAATAAATAAATTAAATCAAAGGAGATTTAAAAAATGGCTACAGATTATAATGGATTAGATAAAGAACAAGCAATAGCACAGGGATACAACGATTTAGCATTAGCGATTATTAAATCAGGTGTTAAAGAAGATGAAGATTTTCTTGATACTCAATCAGGGTTATTCTGGAAACAGATTTTCATTCTCTCTGATGAAATATATTCAGGGTACATTGTGGATAACCATATCGCAAGAATGGAACAACCAAACATTGACGATTAATTAATTACTCTCTCCCCCCGATTTTTATTATTTTTCGGGGGAGTTATATGATATATCAGGGGTTGACATGGTAGTAAATAAAATGATAGAATAATTATAGTAACTAAAAAGAAGGATTAAAAAAATGAATATACCAAGTAAAAGACAAGTTAAAAGAAGTAAGTCAAGACTGATTGTACCCATTGGAAAAAATGGAAAATGTATAACAGTTGTTAAGGGCAATGGATCTAAACCTAAACCATTAACTAAAGCTAAGATTAATGAACTAAGAATAAAGCAAACTCTAGAACGGAAGGTATGGTAATAAAATGATAAACACATTAATATATTTTGGAACTGATATAAAAAATAAGTCAGTTGTATCAGATAAACAATTTAATAGTTTTCTAGATACTGAACTTGCTAATGAAGTTGAAGGTTTTTCAGTATCAGAAATTACAGGTTATTGGAAGGGAACTAAAGAGAAAACTAAAGTTGTATCTATCCTTCATGAAAAAAATAATATTAATTATATCAACGTGGTTAATAAAGTTGCCCTAAAATATAAAACTAAATTTGAACAAGATTCAGTTCTAATAACTAGACAAGAACCTAATTCAGTTGATTTCATTTAATTTCAACTGGAGTTATAGGATATATCAATAGGGGTGGGGGTATTGCATTAATAATCTTTAATGTGCTATACTTAATGTATCAACTAATAAAAAGGAAAAAAAGATGACTAAAAAAGATTACATAAAATTTGTGGACGTGTGGAAAAACAGTATAAAATTTATTGACTCTGCGACAAGCAGTTTTCAATATATAGACCCTGATATACTATACCAAGAATTATGCAAAATATTTGCAGATGATAACCCAAACTTTAATGAACAGATTTTCAGAGGTGCTATAGAGTCGGCAACGTGGGAACAGAAAAAAGAGTCTGGAAAATTACCCTTATGAGTTGCGATTGTATAAGAAATGGCTCAACTATTATTTGCCCTAAATGTGAAGAACATTAACAATTAAGAGAGTATAGGAAGTTTTACATTTTTTCTTTCTATACTCTCATTTTTTGGAGTTATATGATATATCAATGGGGGGTAGGGGTTTGACGTAAAAAGAATATATGTTATACTTATATTAGGTCGATAAAACAAAACCAAAAAAAGTGGAGGTCTATTATGACTCTAAGAGAACTAATAGATGAAATCCTAATGAGTGTCGGTAGGAATGATGAGTCTGCCGATAAAGAAGTAGAGGAAATCCTTAACTGGAATGACCTCTCTCCTGATCTGAAGATTTCAGACGACATCCAATAGAGGATTTAAAAATCTAGCCCACCTAGCCCATTGACTTGGGAGAAAAGTTTTTTGTGAAAAAAATCCTCGTATTCTTTACTGGACACATTCTTTACTGGACACATTCTTTATGGGACACATTCTTTATGGGAGTTATATGATATATCCAGTATTGACTTCACTACTTCATATATGTTATTATATACTTAGTAGGTAGTCAAGTGGGGTTGAGTAAGTATTCCCTGATCCTGAAAGCTCTTGCAAGTCGTTATATGTAAATCTAAACAAGACACACTTGACAAGCCTACATTAAATATGCTATAATATAAGTATAGAAACAAGTAAAGGAATAAAATGATATCTTGGATTAGCAACTCACATAAACACCCTAAGTCTTTCACTCTAACAGATGATGAAATTTTAGAGTGGAAAAACTATCAAAAAGATCATACAGAATGTTATGGAAATAATGTTGTGTGTTCTGATGATTGCGATGTAATAAGAACAGAACTAAATGAAAAATATATAGAAATGAATAGAGGTTAAGATGAAAGCTAAAGGAACTTTTAAATATAGAAACGAGAATGTTCACTATGAAGTGGACTCTGATAAAGGGTATTGGCGACAATGGTTTGATTGTAAAGATAGGAAAGCCTTTTCCATAAAGGATATTCTAATCTTTTCCAAAGATCAAATGAACGACAGGTTAAAGTGTTGCGACTTCCATTTACAGATATCTAGTGAAGTTGAGCCTATCCTTTGGGCAATGGCTGAGGAAATGTAATAGGTAGGTACAAGAGGGGTTTGGGGTTTTTTCATTTTTCCCCTTCCCCCACCTGCCCTCTTTTTTTAAGAGGAGTTATATGATATATCAAGGTATTGCATTACCACTCTTTAATATGCTATACTTATATTACAAGGTTGAGGAAGTAACGATGAATGTGAATAACATTTTACCAATACAACGAAGTAGGGAATGTGGACAGATTAAATTCGGTCTATAACAACCGATCATCAATCTTGTTTAACAATTTAATAAGCGTGGTTAAGTAGGCTCATAGGTTCGCAACCTGTACAGAAACTTTTGAAGGTTATTGTCAAACTATCAGTTGTACTTAATTGTTAACGAACTTTTAGTACAAGTTCAGATAAACGAATAGAAATAGAGTATCTTGCAGATCCCTCTGTTCCCTGACGTTGAGCCAGATGTATCACTTCCGCCACTAGCCTAGGATAGAAAGCCGAAGTTGTAGCCTGATGTAGCACGATCATATCATGATATCGTAAGTCTAAGTTTGAAAGTGAGTTTCATTCAATCTGACACCTTCGCCACGCTTAGTTAAATTTATTTTTTTTGGAGTTATATGATATATCCCTATTGACATAGAATGATCAAATATGCTATACTTAAATAAAGGAGTACGAAAATGAGTGAAGAAAAAGAATGGTTCTGTGAAATAGAATTATCATTTGCGATAAATAATTATGGAGAAACCAAAAAAGAATTTATCCAAAATGTAAAAGATAACTTTTATGAGCAACACAATATTAAATTAACAGACAAAGAAATTGTAAACATTGAGTTGACATAGAGTGATCAAATATGATATACTTATTACATAAAGAAAAAACTAGCAAAAAGGAACTATGAAAACTATTGAACCTAATGACATAAAAAAAGGGACAGTCGGATACCAAAAAAATGGTTGGAAGTTTGAGATGATGGACAACAAAAAAGGTAATATCAGAATGGCTAAAGTGTATGGCTATGCTACAGAAATTGGTAGTATCTATGCTCATGATATTGATTATGTAATAATTGATGGTCAAGACGTTCAGGTAGACGCATCTAGGTATGAAGTACAGGCTAACATGGTTAAAGCATTTGACTCTATGTGGTAAAAGGGGATTGATTGGAAATCTTAATAGTGGTTGGCGTAATTGTGTGGTGGCTCTCTCTTTGAGCCACTACCCATAATCGCATAACTCCAGTCCCCCTATCCCCTTCCTTCCCTTTTCCCTTCCTTCCCTTTTCCCTTGACAGACCCCTTCCCTATATGATATAATAATAGTAGGTGGAGTTATAGGATATATCAGGGGTTGACCTACCCCCCCTATATATGCTATTATTGATATATAAGTAAAAACTAATAAAGGAGTAAAAAGTGAATAGCGACAAATTAGCAGAAGATAAAGACTTTAAGAAATGGTGTGATAAGAACGTACTATATCTTGTAAACGAAGTAGCCGAAAGGTTCTTTGAGCAAGACGACAGTTACGAGAGTTTATATATAGCAACCGAAAACGCTATAACATCAGAAGATATAGAAGATTTTAGACAGGGATATGACCCTGAAAACCTACCAGACATGGAAGAGCCAGAGTTTAAAGAAGCACTTATTGAATGGAAACAGGGAGAAGTAATGCAATATTTTCTTATCTCTGATCATTTGGCACATTGGCTCGGAGAAGTGGGAGAAATTATAATTGACGATATGCTAGGTTTAACTGTGTGGTGCAAAAGGTCATTTGGTCAATCGTTCTATTATGAATGGGGATTGCAAGAAGCCTATAAGAGCTTAATACGTCATAGAGATCGTGGACCTAGTATATTTGAATTGCAACAATCAGGGGAGTGCTTTTAAGTACCCCCTACCACATGGGGAGTTATGCGACATTTGACCCCTTCCTTCCTTTCCATTTCCCACCCCTTTCCTTCTCCATTTCCTCTCCTTTTCCATTCCTTATATATACCTATTTCCTCTCCTGTGGTGGTGGCTGCTGATATATCATATAACTCCTTTAGGAAAAAAAGGGGGGGTGGTTAAGTATGGGTAGTTGGATTAACACATTCTGTGGTCAGTTCATTCACTACTAATTTCCCTGACAACCCTCGCATACTTAAATACCCTATAATATTATTATAACATATTCGCTATACCTAAGTCAAGGGGATAGGGAAAAACCATAAAACCTATCCCCTTATAAAAGGTAAGTTATTTACTTAAATAATCAAATTTATCTTTCATATTCTCATACGAAGTAATATGGTCTTTTTCCTGTATTTTCCCATATTCTTCCATAGTCATTTTCTCATCTTCTTCAAATTCCTGTGGGGAGAGAAAGTGATAATCCAATCCTGATACTCTCCAATCCACTATATGATTATGAGGTAGACATAGATAGTATCCATTAGGACAGAACATATCATCTCTAACTAGATAACAATAGTCTGTATTCCCATTACATACTTCCTCTGCTTTCCCCTCATTATACTTCCAAGATATCTCTTGGTCTTTTATATTATAAAAGCATACTATTCTACTTGGTATCTTCCTACCCTCAAAGATAGTTCCATTAACCAATTCTGTTGCTTTTATGTACTCAATTCCCTGTTTTCGTACCCTATCCATTGGAATTGGGTCATATTCTAGGTTATAAGTACCATTAGATTGCTTTCGCTTTCTTAACTTAGTTTTAGCCATATATTCAATACCTACCTTTTATTTACTATATATTTATTACTCTATTTCTGTATATCGATCTTTATTTACCTTATATATCTATTATAGCATATCGTATATAGGTAAGTCAATACCCTATCTATATAAAGATACTTTACCACTATTATATTCCCATTCAGATAAATCCCCTATTTCATCAGAGTAATTAGGATCTTCTATTTCTTCTATGGTTACATTCCATAGATCCCTAATATAATCTAACTCTCTTGGCATTGGGATATAGTCATCTATTTCTTCATCAAATCCCATATTCTCTGTTTCATAGAAATCTTCAAAAATTTCATATATTTCTTCTTCTGTTTCCCCATTCTTCCATGTTCTTGAAAGAAATGTTGTTCCCTCATTGCATATTACTCTATATTTTTTCATACTATCTATTCCTCTCCCCTAACAGATACGCTTGATATACTATTTCATCAATTAAATCACAATCAGTTGTATGTTTATGTTCTAATCCAAACTCTGATAGTAATTCGCATGGTTTTCTATCTGCAAGAAATTCATCTATACTAATTTCCATTAAACCTCTACTCATTTTCATAGTCTTTTACCTCTTATTTATTAGTGTAATTGATTAGCGACTAGCGATCAGTTGAGTTGATTAGTAATGAACTATACATTGCTCAACACTCAATCATTCGTATCTTTATTGTTTCTAATCAATTACTTTTTTATCTATAATCATTATAGCATATTGATAAAAGGTAAGTCAATACTCACAATCTGTATCTTCACATATTGCTATCAAGTTGTTTTCTTCATCTATATCATCTATATATAAAGGTTTATTACATTGACAGTATACTATGTTATAGTCATAGTCTTTGGCTATTTCTCTTTCCCCACGCATTTCAATACCAATCTGATTTAATCTTCCATAACTTTACTAACATATCATCTTTAAAGACTTGATGTTTATTATCAAATGCTAATCTCTTTAATACACTATGTGTACTATCTATTCCTCTCCCCACGCTTAGATATTTATGTTGAATATTATCGTAGGCTTGTTCCAATACTGCGATTTCATTCTTCAATTTATCTATTTTTCTAGTAAGTTTGAATTTATCATTCTGTAAACTCTTAACTAAATGATCAGATAATCCTTTCTTCTTCTGTATATCTTCAAAGAAAGAAGTCATAATCAATGCTTGTTGAGATTTTGATTTTCCCTCTATTGTCCATTTGAGGTTTTCTTTCTCATTATCTTTTTCAAGAGCATCAAATGTATCATAGATATCCTGTATTAAAGTGATTAAACTTTTAGTATTTATTTCTATATCTTTTAACATATATTCCTTTTATAGTTTCTATAATCATTATAGCATAATCAAAATAGATAAGTCAATACCCTACTTTTTACTACCTTTTAATTGAACAAAACATTCTTCACATAAAGCGTTCAGTTTACTTTGAGCAGACATATCTGAAAGATATTGACTACTCCACCATAGTTCATCACTATCCCATATAAGATTAGGATAATAGTCTAATTCCCCACAGTTATCACAGTTGTTTATATCCTTATCAGATAATTCGTTTTCATCTAATATTGTTAAACCATTATTTAATTGTCTACATAGTTTATCCATGACCTGTTTTCTTGTAGTCTATTAATCTAGTACCCATTGAGGTATGTTCTTTTATTTCCCCACACTTTATCCCCTCATTGTTAAGTCTTATGTCAGTCTTATCCCAAGAATTTATAATTCTTTCTCCTGTACTATCATCAACATAAACTACCCAATCTCCAATTTCTATATATCCACTTGTAGCACTTCTTACATCTACTATCATCTTAATAATCCTTTATCCATTTGTTCTTGTATTAAATTTGTTACGAATGGATTGACTTGATATGGTTCTTCTATCTCTAGGTAAATATCCATAAGCATTTCTTCTACCATTCTATCTCGCTCTGTTTCAGACTTAAACCATTGTTGATCTGTATCTCCCAAACCTATACTATATTCAATGCCATAGACATATCCATTATTGTCATCATCATCTGCAATATGTGGATAACCTTTTTTAATATTATCCCAATGTAGTTTCTGTATGGTTAGTTCTTCTTCACTCATTATCCTGTTATTCTCCCCTGTATAAATCCACTTTCAATTAAACTCATAGCAGTTCTACCATACCAACCTTGTAAATTCCAAGCGTGTCCTTTATCTACTAAAAATTGCCAAGCACATCTATATTCATCTTCTGTTGGATTTTCTTCCATTTCAATAATCTCAATCGCTTGATGTAAATCCATTTCGTTTTCTTTATTCATCTTTGCCCTCTCATATAAAAATATTTCTCATGTGTATTTAATAATTTGTCTGCTCTGTCAGTTAAGTCTAAGTAACGAATACCTCTGTCGAACCCTGTACTATCCATAAGTGTAAAGATATAACCCTCAAGATGACTAACATCTTCTTTTGTTTTTGCTTTAATCATGTAAGTATGTTCGTCTTTTATAATTTCATAATTACAATTAGACCAATAAACAGGTATTCCAGAGTCTACTAATTTCTTAATCTTTTCAGCAGTAGGATTTTCTATTATTATTTCTTCTTCTACTTGTTCATCATCTTCTGCGTAGATAGTATCCTCTTCTAAATCAATAATTACTTTCATCTTTGCCCTCTACTTGTTCTGCTCTTACACTTTCAATAAAATCAATCATCTTGTTTCTAACTTCGTAGAACTTATTTTTTAATCTTGGTGTTTCATCTACTAAATTCATATCACAATACCACGATAAATTATCGTAAATCTCATCATCTAAGTTAGTAAATTCTACATCATCTACTTTGATTTCTGATAAATCTTTATTCATCATTTTCCTCATCATCAGTTATTACAACTTGTTCGACTTCTGCTAATTCTGTTCTTTCTTTTTTAACAATCTCATCAGTAGTCATATTAATTTGTCTTACTAATTCTCTATTCCATGCTGAACCTTTTTTAATCAAAGAACCATTTGTCTTTAAACCAATGTGTAATTTGAGTTCTCTTAGATTAGGCATACGTTTTACATCACTATCTTTTTCTCCAAGCAATCCCATTCCACACATTTCTAATTGTTTCATTCGTCTGTGCCAATCATTTAGGTTCTTCTCGGTAAGTTCATTCATACCAAGAAAGATTGTTGACCAAATAATTGACCAAGTAATTGGATTTAGGTTTTCTTCTCCCTCATCATTCTTTACATATATTACCTCTTTCGGTAAATCTACTTTTGTTATGTCCCAAGTTAGAGCCATATTTTCTCCTTTAGTTTTCGTTGTTATAATCAATATAACATATTTGATATAGTTAAGTCAATACCCTAACCAAAAAAACTGCTATCGTATTGAGTTACCCATTTACCATTTTCTTTAATTTGAATATGTGGACAACCCTCATCAACTGCCCATTTGTAAGTAATTGTATCTAAGCATAAATAACATACTTTTCCACCACCACTTAAACAACTAAATTCCTCGATTGGAAATGTTCTTTGCATAGGAAAGATTATTCCGATATGACCAACAGTTTCTAAGTTCCATGCACTATCATCAGGTTCATCTTCATCATAGTCATCAGATACCAATCTCCATTCAATAAATGGTTCATTTGGATCATAAGAACATTCATTACAAGACTGCCAACCAACTCGGTTATATTCTTCTTCTAAACCCTCAATAGTTGTAGGATTGCCATTATCTGTAATTGCATAATTGTTATGAGTCACAGTTAAATTATAATCAGACTTTGCCCAATCACTTAATTGATGTCCCTCGTTGTGCCAAATTGTTGACTTGTTTTTTGCTTTATTAAAAGTCATTGTTCTATACTTTCGTTTCTGTTGTTACCTTTACTATATCATATTGGAATAGGCTATGTCAATACCCTATTCTTCATCTTCTGACTTTGGCATATTCTTCTTAGTCATATCTAAAAATAATTTCTCGCCACCACAATCTTTACAGATATAAACACAGTTAAATCTATCCTGTATCTTATGTCTTTTATCAAATACAAAATTTGACTTTCTAACACACTTTGTTTTTATATGGAATATTTGTTTTGCATTATGTCTGCTATTCTTTTTATTCCCACACTCTGTACAAGTGTGGCTATTCTTCGCTATCGTTTTCATAATCTTTCTTTCTTTTAGGTTTTGTAGTAATATCCCAAAGCGTAGTAATCGACTTAATATTATTCTTATAATCTTTAAATCGTTTTTTACTATCTCGTTTCTTATCTCTTTTTTCCCACTTCTCCATTGTCTTATTCAAATACTCCTGCGAACTCATAGCCCTCTCCAATATATCCACCATATACAGTTAGTTCAGGGAACATATCCTGTAACTTGAATACGATTGGTTGAGGTGGACTCCAAGCAGTATTAAAGTTTAAAGTACAACCCTCATCATGAATGTCATTTATTCCAACCTCTCCATTGATGTCCCACTTAGTTCCCCAATGCTTGTTTCTCCAATCATACCAATTATCAGATCCATATTCTGATTTAAGTCTATCAGATGTTTCTAGAGTAATTGCTTGATCGTGATCCCAAAAGAAATCCTTTACAATCTCATTAACACTTTCAAACTTAGAAAATTCTTTATTATCAGATTTATCCATTATTGTTTTACTTTGGTAATCCAACTCTGTTGAATTAAGATCTATCTCTTTTTTAAATTTCTCAAATAAATCAAGTTTATGTTGAGGTACGATTTTCTGTGGACTGCGTGTCCCATCTAATTCTTTGGGCATAGTGGTAATCATATCAAAACAAAAGTTCTCTTGTATCTTGTCTTGCCCACCAAAGAGGTCATAAAACTCTTTCATGTGTTCTTCTTCTCCCCATATCTCTAATGTATTCTCACACCAATTTGGCATAATCATTTCTCCTTAATTAGTTTCGTTAATTAGATAATAGCATAAATGAAATACCTATGTCAAGTCCCACTTATCTCATCATCTAGTTCTGTTCTCATTTCGCCACGCAAATAGAAATCTGCATAATCATCATTCGTTAATAATAGATTTAGATATGCTTTTACCATATCAATAGAATTTACTGCGTTTGCTTGATAATTACAATCCATCATTTTCTCAAATTCTGTTTCGTCTGCCCAAGCAAAACTTTGAGTATTCTTTAAATAGTCTACAACATTCTTCTTCCAACTACCTATCTTTTTATCTTTTAGATAGCCATAAGATGATCCATTGATACAGGAACTAACAGGATTAGTTTCTGTGAATAAGTGAATACATTGCCCACTTCTTTTACCATACATATCTTCGGATACTGCAAATGACTCATCATAAGCATAGTCTGATCCACAATCTCCCAACATTGAATGTAATCGTGTAAAAGTGGGATTATCATTTATCAACTGTATATCTTCTAAGATTGCATTTGGTACTCTATAATTCAAGAGTAAGTCTTTAACAAATCTTTTAGTATCTACATATGCTCTGCTAGATACACTCTCTAAATCAAGAGTAGATTTTAAAAAGTATTCTTTATATGTATTGTTTGAAATATCATCATCTACTTCGGGAACAGGTATATGCTCTGTATCTGCATAAGTTACACCAAAATCTAAGTAGTCATCTTCTACCCAAGTTTCTCTATCTTCATCATCTTGTTGAGTATGTAATTCACATTCACAGGCTCTTTCATGTACTTCATGAACTACTTCTTTTTCGCCGACTTTAATCATATCGCCATTCTCATCTGTTCCATATTTACTCTGCATCTGTTTACCTTTATAAACATATCCTGTTGGTTCTAGGTTATGAGTAAAGCTAGGTAGATCAATGTCTTTGGCTATTGCTAACCAACCTATTGCACAAAATTCTCCCTCTTTTTTGGCATAGTGTTTGAGCCAATCTTCATCAGGAGAAAATTCAGTATATGCACTTTGCAAGAAATCTTGTCTATCAATGTTGATGTAATCATTGACTACATTCATCATGTTAGATAGATCCCCTCTAAACTGTTTTCGTTCTGCTAATTTAAATTGTGTTTTATCCATTTGATCTCCAAATTCGTTGTTACTTAAAAGTGTAACATATTTAATTAAGCATTGTCAACAGACAATACTAATGAATATTCTTCTGCTAGGTTTTGTAAGTCAGCAGTTGACCAAGTGTCCAAACCCTGAACCACTATATCAAACAAATCCATACTATTCTCATCTATTAGTATTTGTGCTATTTCGTCTACAAATTCATATCTATCCATTATTTCTCCTTATTTTGCTTTATAGATGTATACCATTCTTCTTTAGGTATTCCACCCATTCTAAAAATATATTCTCCATTATCAGACCAATACCTATGACTTTCAGTTATAGCGTATATTATATCCTCTTTGTTTTTCGCTAAATCTTTCCACACTTCTATCTTTGTAACTTTAGTTTCGTTAGGATTGATAGTATGTCTAATTTTATTCCAATATTTTTCAGTCCAAACCATTTTATATTCTTTGGCTTTTTCGATCCAATCACTTGCTACAAAAATACTTTCTAATATCTCGGATTTGTTTGGGACACCATAATATTTATACTCAGTTCTGTTCATATTTATATACTCAATTCTTGACTATCATCACAAGATATTACTCTAATGTGTTCTATTTGCGTTTTAGGTAATTCATACTTACCAAGTTCAATCATTTTTATTATTTGTTGTTTATTTTGAATATCTTTAACATCTTCACTTAGAATATCGAAGTGGTATTCTAAAGTTTTTTCCACCACTATTCTATATTTGTGTTTTGGTAGATCTTTTTCCACTATAATTTTTCCTTTATAAGATATAGAAGTAGTTGGGTAAGAGAGAGGAAATAGGATTTTTCGTTCCTCTGATGCTCTAAGAGTAGTATTTGTACTTTCTCGTACACCTTCTTTATTTATACTCAACGCATACGACTTCATCACGACCTCAAACACTTGTTCGTCAGTTCGTTTGTCCTCTGCAATCTAGGTTACCGACCTAAAGTTCTGCCACTCACATTTAATCCATTGATCGAGATTTCATAAATGTTCCCAACAACTTTCTATATTCTATTGTTAAATTAATTGTAACATATTTGGTTAGGGAATGTCAATACCCTCTAAAAAGACTGCATATAAGCCATTTAAAGCGTCTTACAGGCGTTCTAATAACCTATATGGTGTCAGACTAATAGACTATATCTGAAAAGACTGTCATTCCATTTATACTTAGTTCATCAAAGTAACCATTTCTTTCGAGTTCTTGGACTTTATCCAAGACATACTCCCAATCTTTTTCAGTATAAGTTGTAATGGTAACTTCATATAAATCATCACTTCCACTCATTATACTACTACCTCTTTCTCTTTCACTAAGACTTTAGAAAACTCTGTGGTTTTCATAATTTGACTTAGGTACTTCTTAGGGATAACAACCTTTGCTACATTGTTATCAATCACAGTCCTACTTACATCTTGTTTAGATATCTTAACCTCATCATCTTCATAAGTAGTAATAGCAAGAGTATCTAACATCTCAATTATTTGACTACTCATTTTCTTGATAGCCCTTTCTAAGTCTGCTTTCATTCCTCTAAATTCTGCTAGTTCGCTACCTATCTGTATTAATCTAGTTTCTATTTCATTGTTTAGTGTTTCTACACTTTCGTTTTGCATAATACTCCTTTTGTATTTACTATACTACGATTATAACATATTTGAAAGAGGTAAGTCAATACCCTAATTCATTAATTTTCTATAATCTATATTCATTCTTCCCTCGTCTTGAAAAGTAGGTAGCATATCAATTTGACTTTCGTCTACTCTAAATCTCATCAAAGCAAAGTAGTCATCTTCGAGTTCGGTATAGTTTCGATCTATGTGTATCCAATCTTCTAATGTAATATCCAAATCGTCTGTAATTGGATTATTACGATTTTTATCCCACTCGCTTTGTGGTAAGGTTAATGCGAAACCTATTTCGGCTTCAGGATCAAGTTTCCACAATTCTCCTACTAATTCTCTTACTTTCATAATGTCAACTCAAATACTTTCTTGATTGTTTCTGTTACTGTCCATAGTAACATAACTGCAAACAACATAAATGTTACTAATACTAAATCTTTTTTCATGCTTTTATCTTCACTTGCTTTTGTAATTCTTTAATTTCTTTTCTCAAATCATCTTTTTCTACTTGCCATTCTTCATATGACATATCTTCTAATGTATATCCTAAATGCTTTGCCATCATTTCTTCTATATCGTTCCATAAATCATCTAGCCAACTTCTGATTGTGCTATCAGAAAATTCTCCTACTACTCCTGTTACTTCATGTAGTTTAGTTAAAATCTCTGCAAAATCTTTATGTAATTCTTTTTCTCGTTTTGTCATTATTCTCCTTTAATTAAATTATAACATATTAAAGATATGCGTGTCAATCCCTTATTATGTAGTGTAGTTTACTTTTAGGTACTACATCAACTTGTTTATCATAATACCCAACAGGTACTACTCTAAATTGTAGGTTAGAATGGTCTTTGGCTATTATGCCTTTATTAACATTGTGCATAAAAGTATCTAGTGTTGAAATGTATCCAAACTGCTCTGCTTCTTCTACCCACTCATCATCAGACATATTAACTACATCTTTCTCTAAACCTATTGTATTAGATATACCATAAACCCTGAACTCACAATCTCTTACTTCTTCTTCTACTACTTTAGGTTGTTCCCTATACTGATTACTCTCCATAAAATTTTCCAATTCATCTTCTAAATTATTCATCATCTTCTCCTAATAATTGATATGCTTTGGTAACTTGCCCTAATTCATATGCTTTGATAACAAGTTCAATCATCTTGTTTCTCCATATTACATCTTCAGGAATTTCACTCTCAATAAATTTTTCTAATGTGCTACTCATTCTTCTTGCTCCTTTAAATCCCATGCAGAATAAATGAAATCCCATTCTAAGTTAAACATGAAACAATATAGGTCTATTAATTTACCCTGTAGTTCGTGGTCATATTCATAAGGTTTAATGTCTAACAACGCATGATAATTATCTATTCCCATGTCCTTTATAAAATTTTCTTCTCTTTCAACATTATCTAAGAATGTAAACCACGCATCATCAGTAGATGTGCCACTACAAAAGACTTCTCCATAACTATCCTCTAATAGAGTAGTAATAAGTATAGGATATACTCTATCGTCATTAAACTTATGCTCATCAAGACTGCTTAGGATATCCTCTATTTTATTCGCTAGGTCAATCTTATATTGTTTTATATCTTCTTCCATATTAATCCTCTAATTCCTCTAAGAATTTAACTGCTATTTCATATTCATTTTTTATATCACTATCTGACCATTTGTCAAGTGATTTCTCGCTACCATTGTGCAATCCTCTTAACTCATCAATCACATCACTTTGGTCGCCATCATACCAACCCTCTTGCCAATAATCTAATATAGTTTCAATCATGTCATCTCTATCAAGTTTACTCATCATTCTCCTTATAGTTTGCTAATTCGCTTTCTAATTCATTATAACTCATATGTCTAAGCCCTGTCAACCCCTCTAAATAAACCATAGATAATTCATCTATGAGTTGATCCTTAGTTGAATATGCCCAAGAACCTTTATAATTATCTATAAGTTCCTCTACCCAAGTTTCTCTATCTTCGCTAAAGTCCATTTACATCTCCAACATATACTTGGTCAGCATTACATTCATCACAGAACCATTCCTCAATCTTCTCATACTGATCTGCTAGTTCTATCTTCGGTTCGTATTTACTTAGATCCAATTATTCGTACCCCAAATCTTTCTGTTGCTTCATTACTTCTTCGTATTCATCATTTAATTGATCATCACTATATTCGTACAATCGTATCTCCTCTGTTGTATGCAACCTTATCAATTCATCAGTAAGTATACTGATATCGTGATGTGAGTCTAGCCAACCATCTAACCACCATTCAAGTATTGTTTCGTACTTTTGTTTTCGTGTTATTTTACTCATTATATCTCCAACTGTTCTATTAGATCTGCATCTCCATAATCTTCGGCTTCTATAGATAAATCCCCATCAGGACAATCTATCCATTCGCCATCAATTTCAATACCATCATTTTCAAGTATTTCTCTAGCCTGTTCTTCACTCTCTGCTACTATGGTATAATTCATGTAGCATGGAACTGAAAATATAAATTCATATTCCTTAGTATCCCCATACTTATCTTTTTCTTTTAGTTCATTATGTTCGTAACTCATCTCTACTCCTACTTGTAAATTATTGACTTAATGATATTATAGCAAAAAGAAAAAGGGACTGTCAAGTCCCCTACTGAAATTAATATATTTAAGATAGTCATCAGCGACCACCAATAAATCTTTTAATATCTTTATTTATCATATTTGATTTTTGTAATTCTTTTCTCGTTGCTTTTGCTTGACGAGAAATATCCAATGTTACCATTAAAATTCTATAATTAATGAATGTTAATACGAATGTTGCAAGTGTAACAATGATAGATGTCCAAGCAATTATTATAAGATTAATATTATTTACTTCCATCTTCTCCTTTGTTCTCCTTAGATGCTCGTTTCTCCCACATCTCATCATAACTTTCTTTACTATTGTAAGTCCATTCATGTTGATCAAAATGCTTTCTAGGAGCAATTTGGTTCAATGTTCTTAACCAATATCTATAATCTTTCTGCTTCTTAACCTCTTGTGCATAACTGTTCTCTAATAATAAAGATAGAATTTTCCTCTTTAAATTTACTCCAACTGCTTCTCCCTCCATCTTAACATAACTTTGAGCCACTTCTCTTAATGCAAGTAAGTCTGTTTCATCTACTTCAACTAATGCTTCTTTTCCACCATTGTTTCTATCAGTAGTAAACAATACTGCTCTACCTATTTTCTGAATTAAATCAACTGTAACAGGAACACTCGCAGTAGAGGATATGTTTCTTAATGTTGTCAATCCTTGCATTTCTCTACCATCAATAATAACTGTAAAGCAATCATCTAAGAATAGACATTCATTCTTATTTAATGAAATAATTTTACTTTCTCCCTCTTGTAGAAAAGAAGTCGAACTAGAAACATTTTCATCTTCAGGGTGTCTTTCCATATTTTATACCTACTTTCTTGTTTTATACATATATACTATTATACTCTATTTATTAATCTTTTCATCTAATTCATGTAATTTGATTTGAATTAGGGCAATCTCTTTTAATATGACTTCCATCTTACCATCTGCATCTTCCTGTAGTTCTCGGATCTGATCTGCAATCTGTATCATATATTCCATTAAATTACTCATCTTTAGCATCTTCATCTTGTTCATTCCACAACCACATACCAAAGTCATATCCTCTTTTATAAAAATGGCTAAAGAAGAACTCATCTAATTTCTTCTCATCTCTACGACCATGAAGCAAAGCATCAGTTATACCATCACGATAAAACTGATATTGCTTTGTTGATGTAGGTTCAAACCATTGACTTAATATCTTCTTAATCATTATCAAACCACCAATCTTGTAGACTATCTTTACATAAGTTCCACCAATCTCCTGTTCTACTTAGGATATTGAATATAGAAATTTCAACAGAGAAAGGCATAGTGTGAAATCCAACTTCCCCATTTATACCACTTATCATATCAAAATTTATAGTGATATGATTATCATATCTATTATCGATTGCTTCATTAAAGATTTCTTCATTCGTTACTTCAATATCTTCTCCATGTAATTCCACCTCATTTATCCTATCTAGTTTGTGCCAATCGTCAGGGTGTCCACCAAAGTTATGCCTATTGTCATAGTCATTTACCCACATTTTAAAGTAATCAACAAAAGTATTTATATCTCCCTTTGCTCTATCTGTTAAATCAAAGGTTGTAAATTCCTCATGTTTTCTTACCTGTTCAAAATATTCAGGTCTATGTAATAGAAATCCTTTTAATGTAGTATTTGTACTAACACTATATCTGTAAACACCTACATTATCCCAAGTTCTATATGCTATACTATCTTTTCTCATATCTATTAAATCGGTCATTTGCTTATCCCCTTAAATAATATTTGTAATGTATCTGCAATAGTATTTCGATCAATTATTTCTCCCTGTTTTTGTTTATCTGCTATACTAATCATTATTTTAATGAATTTAAGTCTAGTAGATCTAGGGCAATCTAAATAATTATCTAAAAGTATTCTCCACTCTTTTTTATTCAACTCATTCATTTGTAATCTCCTCTACTGTATATCCATCTCGTATACAAATCTCATATGCTAATTCACGCAATACTTCTTCACTTATTAATTCTAATGCTTCTTCTCCACATATATCCCATATTGCTAAAGTATCTACACTATCTAGTGCCTTTCTTATTTCTTCACTCATATTTTAATTACTCCCAATATTATGATAAATATAATTACCATAAATCCATATCTTAAAATTGTTTCTCTCATATTACCACACACCCCTCTGATATGCTACATATTAAACCTAGTACCATTATCCAAAATAATGCTGAAACAGGATTACTGAAACTCAATATCTACTCCTCTACTAATTTATACACTTCTTATATAGTCTATCATATTAAACCTAATCAAGTCAAGTCCAATAAAATATTTCTTCTCATATAATTCATATTTAAATTGTATCATATTTAGTCCAGTCAAGTAAACCATATAAAAATCCCCTACCCAATTTTATTCGAGTAGGGGATATAATTTAAATTGGTAGTATCTTCTTCAATACCCATCTGACCTTTCCTAGTATTCCTAGTAGTAAGTCTTTGACCTTTCCTAGTATTCCTTTGATCAGATCGCTTCCAACTTCATACAATATTAGTATTATGTTTACCCTCAAAGTGTATCTCCTTGATTAGTTTATAAAAAATCTAATCTAAACAATCACACTCACCTCCACAACATTCATTTTTCTGTAAATCTTCGCAATTACATTCACATTTACACAGTCCTTCTTCTTTGCATATACATTCATCTAAATCACATTCTACCTCTAAGCAACATTCTTCTGGATTACAACATTCATTCTGCGTCATTGGTGTCCTCCTCCTGCTTTCCAAGTGGTTTCCCATCTAAAATATCGAGGTTCGTTTCCTTATCTTCTCTTTCCTTGATATTTTTTTGAATATCATATTTGGTTATTTGAGTAGGATGTGTTCCCCATTTCCTTGATTTTTTAATAAGTGCCATATTTTGTGTCCCTCGTTGACTTGCTACGTCTTCCATAGCTTCCTTGTCCTATACCAATATTTTGTTTCCCAGTAGTTCTTGGTTTCCTTTTGTTTCCTTGGATTTCATAGATAATAGGACCCAAGCTTTCCTTTAAAAAAAGAGCTTTTAATATTTTATAATACGAGTTCATCTCGCTTCCTAGTCTTTTAATTTTTCAGCTAACTTGTTACGTTTCTCTCGTCCTTCGCTTCCTTCAGAAAAATCATCATAGCCTTCCTTTTTAGCTTGTGCTGTTGCAAGAGCATAAGGACTATTACTTGTATAGTCTTTTTTGCCTTCTTTTGCAAACCATTTTAGGAAAGTTTTTGTAAGAGGAAGAGATGCCTTTGGAGGTGTTAGAGCTTCCTCATAATGATTTGCTCCAGCTTCCTCACCTGCTTCATTAACAACCCAAGGAACGTACTTTGGGTTTTCCATTACTGGAGTGTACCTTGCAAATTCCGCTTCCAATTCCTTTGGAAATCCTTGTTCGTCTAACAGATTATGGTGGACTCTTTCTCTACCATGATAGTTTTCTAGGGTAGCAAACATCTTATTTCCTGAAAGAGGATCACTTGCTTTCCCATTCTCTTTTGAAAGCCAATTAAAGAAAGTTGTTGTAAAGTCTATGTTTCCGTTTGATTTCCTAATCATATTTATTTCCTCTCTTGGTTTTGAAGTTGATTTTGTTAAGCAACTTCCATCTGCACAAGAACCCTGTGCTACGTTGTCTGATTTAAGTAAATCAAATGACGCTCCTTGATTCACTCCTTTTTCACATACTGTTACCTCTGCAAGTTCTAAATCATCTACTTGCATGTAAGATTGTAAACCTTTTGTCATATTCTGCATCTTAGTTGCTGAACCAGCTATAGAATAGGATTTGAGCTTTCCTTCATTTATTTGTTCTTTCACTCTATCAGAAATCTTTGTATCATTTCTCATCTCAGTAATAAAGAACAAACCATTTTCATTTACTCCACTCTTAAAGATTTGACCAGCTTTGTTAATATAAGCTGGTAAAGCCCAACCTACTTGAACATCTGAATGTAGAACCATAGCGTTCCTAGTTCTAAAACTTTTCATGTAATTGTCAAATGCCTTTTCCAAAGCAACTGTAGTAATAAGATGTCCTTCTCTATCTACTAATTCAACAGAGGCTGGACCTCCTAATACTACTGGTTCTTTTTCTAATTTTACAGCTGCTTTCTTATATGTTTCATCATTTGGATACGCTCTATGTAAAGTCATAATTTCAGCTGAGGAAGCAATCCCTGCTTTATACAATCTTTTAAATTCATCTAAAGCTTTTGATATATCTTTAAGTGAAACCTTTCCTCCTTCAGCTTTTTCTAATAAAGCTAATGAAGAACTATCAGACACATTCTGATACATATCTCTATTTATTGTAGTAATTCGTTCTGCAGTCATTGTCATGACAGTTGTCTCCTTATCCTACTGGGAATGATGTTCCCCAAATTACGCCTTCATATCCAGTACTTGATGCACTACCATAGATAGATGCATTCTTCCTAAAGTCTAATGGATGCGTACTATGGAACCAATTATGTTCTGTGGTATCGTTACCAGTCAGCTTAATTGCTGCTGTACTTGCTTCTGCAGTACAATCAAATGCTACATATAATACTTGAGAGGCGTGTGTGTTTCTAATACTAATGCCTCTAATTACTCCTATAGGTGAGAGATGTCTTGATCTTGAGAGGTTTGCAGTGCCTTCCCATTCATATCCATTTCCACCTGCTAGGCTACCATCTATATAATCGATAATACTTGAATCTTTTCTAACATCCCACATCAAACAATCCCATAACATATTAATATTATGTTGTGTACTTGAACAGAACTTAACTCTGTATGTAGCAGGGGTTGTTCCTGATGGAATATTGTATGCTACACTTACTCTTTGGTAAGCTGTAGTTAAACTAACTGCAGTTCCAGTAACTAGAGCAGTTCCACTTGAATCTGTAATCTGCATTACTGCATCTCCTGATGCTGATGCTCCTCTTACCATTCCTGAAGCTACTATCCATCTATCTGTGTTTTGATTTAAATCAGCCCCACCTCCAGAAATAGAAGTTGTAGTTACATAAAATCCTTCTTTAGCTGCTGAGTTTGATGGGTTTGCTGTAAGTTCTGCTGAACCCAAATGAGGTGCACCAGTGGTTCTAGAAATTGCTGAACCGTCTGCTGTAAATTCTGATATAGTTGCATTCTCTATTGATGGGTTTGTTATTTGATTTATTCCGGGACTACCTGAAGTAGCTAGTTCCCAACTTGCAGTAGTACCTGCTGAACCACCTTGATCTAATTCATAATATGGTCCTGCATGAATGTTTAAGATATCAACAGCACTTGTTCCTACAGTACCACTAAAGGGTACATATCTATCATAGGGAGCTACGGAAGTACGAGTACTAGGATCAGTATTCCATTCTTTCCATTCCCATGATTTATCATAACTATTTGTAAAGCCTGCCATTTATTCGCTCTCCTTTATATATAAAATATTTTCTACTAGCTGCCAAGACAATATAGTCAAGGCAGCTTTTAGTAGATTTTTGCTAATCGCTAATGTTTAAGTTCCGTATAATTTAATTATAAACTTACCGGCATCATAAGTACCATCAGTAGTACCTCCACCACCTGTTAAGTATAAATACTTGTCAGCAGCTGGCATTCCAGTGATAGGTCTCATATTTACGTTTGCAGCAACTGTCCAGTCCGCACCAGCGGCTAGAACAGCAGTCTGGTTAGATAAACCAGAGATAGCTGCATCTTCTGTACCAGTAGCTTCGTCAGCATACCATACGTCAATATCTGGTTCACCAGTTGTAGGTGTTTCCAAACATTGCATATAACCACCAACGATAGTACCGTTAACAGCTGCAGTTATCTGTCCAATATGACAGTTAGCTGTAGCATCTTTACCAATAATATCGTTAGCTACATTGGAATTTAATCCAGTTAGGTCAATATAGATAGTTGTTTCATATAAACCACCAATTTTTACTACTGAAGATTTGTAAACTGTACCAGTACCACCAGTGATACCAGTTCCAGCTGACACTGCTTCTGTAGTTCCTAGACTAGTTGCACCTGCAACTGCTAGTGTACCTGACACTTCTGTAGCAGATGATGTTACGTTCAGTGAATCACCGTCCCATGAAAGTGTAGCATCACTATCTGTACCGAAGATTATAGTTTCATCATCAGCGAAATAGTTAAAGTCATATCCTAATGCAGACCTAGCTAGAACTCTAGTGTCTTCGGTCACATCGGACATTTTAAATGAATGTTTCGCCATATTTAATTTTCTCCTTGTTTAGCATAATGGGTGGGGAGACTAGCCCCCCATCCCATTAATTAATTTTCTTTACAAGTTTAGATTACGCGTTTAAGTCTGTAATCTTAGCTTGTGTGAAGAAGTTGTGACATCGCATTTCTGCCATAGTGTATAGTAATCCTCTTACTACTAGAGCGTTAGCTGCAAAGTAGTCTCTGTTTTCTATATACTGTGTTGGTTGTGCCACAGCTATTTCAAGATAGTCTGTGTCCAAAACATATACGTTTGAACCCAATACTGCGTCAGCTGTGCTAACACCCTTTGGAGTGTCTGCATCTGGCAAGATTGGAATACCTTGGTAAGTTGCAAGAACTAGTCCAGTTCGAGTTCCGGGGAAGGTTCTTTCAGAACCCACACCAACTTGGTACTCTTCCTGTCCTAAGTATCTCTGTTGTGATTGTAGTAATCTTTCTAGTTTGAAGTATTGGTCATGACCCATAACGATTAGTTTAGGTTCTCCACCATTAGTTCTTACTGTCTGAATACAGTCATCAAGTAGGTTTAGAGAAAGGTCTCTTCCTACACCGTTGTTATCCTTAACTGTAGCAGCGGCGTTCCAGTTTCCTGCAGCCCTTGCTCCGAATGTTAAGTCATAAGCATTAACACCACCGTTTGCGGCGAAGTTTGAGTTAGAGTCGTAAGACCCACCTACTACAGCTCCGTCAGCTTGAACGATGTCGTCAATTGAAGTTAGTCCTGCTCTTTTTACAACGATCATACCGTCACCGTCAGCAATAGTAGCTGATGCAGTAGCGTGAGTAATAGCACCCGTAGATGTGTTTACTGCTGAAACTGCTAGTCCAGATGAGTCAATGTAGTCATTTGCAGAAGTATCCCAGTATGCAACTGAGTCTCCAATTTTTATGTTTTTAGCTACTGATGCTGGTACAGTACCAGTAGTTGAGGAACCTGCAGATACAACGTATCCAGATCCCGCCATTAGTTCTTCGTTAATTTCTTTAACGTGGTCAAGTTGTGCATTTTCGTTTTCCAATGCTAACACATCACCAACACCACCTTCTAGCTGTGCAGTAAAGACTGACTTCACTGAAGCACCAAAAGTAGTTGAAACAATTCTAGGTAAACTAGAAATGCTTTCAATGTTAGAAACGTCAACTGTAGGAAGTGAACCAGTTTCAGTTACAGGTCTTGATCGTCCTGAACCTCTGTCTGTTCTTATCCTCCAACCAGCTGTGTTACCCCAAACAGTTCTTGGGACAGCATTGAAGAAACGAGTTTGGTTGTTTAATGAATGCCAAACTTTTCTACCATAGGTAGTATTAAAAATACCTGTAGCAGTGTCCACTGTAAAGTAAGTCTGTTTCTGTAAGTATTCAGGTCCGAATACTGAAGAATACAAACCTCTTTGAGACTGAGCAACGTACTCAGATAATGATGGATTTGTTGCCATAATTAATTTCTCCTCGTTCTTTTACTAAAATTTATTAATTGCCAAGTAGTTCCCTAGGTACACCAGAAGTGTCTCCAGAGTCTATTTTGTGTTGTAGGTCTCTTAATTGTTTGTAAGACAAACTAGTTAAGTCATCTACTACATCACCACTTGCAGCACTTTTTACAATTGGAGTAGTTCCATCTGTTCCTAGTGCATCATTATTTAAAAGAGCTGGTCTTTGCAAACCATTCTCTTCTCTAAAGCCCATCTTTCGTAGTCTTCCAACAGACTCTTCTTCGATAGCTTTTTCCATGTTTGCTTCATAAGCAGCGACTGTCTTCCTCAAAGCATCAAGTTCTTTCCTCATTGCTTTCATTCCGTCATCGTCTTTTTCGTCTTCATCTTCTGCTTTCTCAACATCATCTTCTTCTTCATCAGCAGCTTTGTCAACTGGCTCTTCATCAGAACCATTGTCTTCATCATCAGCTGCTTTGTAGGCAGCCTTTTCTTCTTCCTCGTCATCACTTTCCATGTCGGCAGCTTGAATAACAGCTTGCTGATCTTCTATTTTAGTAGTCGGGTTAGCGGCAGATTGAGCATCATCATGTGAAGGTGCTGAACTCTTTGCTTTCCTTTCTTTACTACCATCGACATCCATTCCAAGAGGGTTATCCTCTTTTATCATTGAAACGACTTCTGATGCGACTGCTTTTACTAAGTCTGCTTTTTCGGCTTGTATAGCCTTCTCTTCCTCATCTATTCTATCATCCTCTTCTTCTTTTGTAAGTCTTTCGTCCATCTTAGCGAGCACTTCTGCTACTGCAGATAAAGCAAGGTTAGTACCTTGCATGTGGTTCTCTAATTGTGTGAATTCTTCTGACATATTTACGACCTCCTATGTCACCTTTCCAGTCCATTCCAGACTAAAAGTGTCTAAAAGTTTATTAATTCTCAAAAGGTTGGTCTAAGCCACCCCCGACCTTTATGAAATTATAATATAAAAAGGGTAATATTACCCCATCTGTTATATTATACTATAAATAAAGGGATTTTTTACATAAATATTACGAGTTTTATCTATAAAAAGTATAGATTATTCGATATTTTCTTCAATAAGTTCACCAGAATTAAGTTTAATCATCTCGTTTCGATAGTCATACAAGGGAACTTGAATAAGTTTCTTGAGTTTTTCGAGTTGATTACCTTCTGGCATAGATGCTTCAACTAAATCTAATACCTTACCAACCATCCTAGAATGTCTGGCGATAATATATTCTTGTTCAGCTGTAACTTTACTAATGTCTACCATAGTTTCCTCCTTTGTTTATAAAAATCTTCTAAGAACATCTTGTCTCCCCCTCTTCATACTCGAAGGAAGACCTAACTTCCTAAGATCTCTATACTTTCTACTTGCCAATACTTTTCTATAAGCATCATCAATAAACGGTGTGGGTTGTCTTGCAGTTGTATTTACAACTTTCCACTCACCTGTTTTAGGATTTAACATTGGTCTACGACCATAATATGTTTTAGTATGTGCTCTCACTGATACTGTATTAGATTTTCGTTTTATATTCGCCATCTTTTTTAAATCACTATACGAACCTTGTCTAGGTCTTTTCATTCTATTAGGATTTCCTGATCCTACTCCAGTAACTTTAGTATCAATATTTAAAGCAACTGGTGATGTACTTCCTCTCTTCCTTCTTCTATGCCTTTGTACTTTCTGTTTATAAATCTGCTCGGCTGCTTCTTTCCCATCATGAATCAGTCTTGCATGCGGAGCATTATAAACTATTTCAAATCCAGTTGCATTCATAATAATATCTCCGCTTTCCTTTAACCATCCAGTGTCTTCTGGACATCTAGCTTGAGATTCATTAAATACATCCTGCCCAAATTCTTGCAACATTACAAGCAGATCTTCTTGGGAAAATTCTTCATCCATTACCATAATATATTATACTCACTGTAGAGGAATATTTTCCTTTATTATCTGTCTAGCTAGTAATTTATCAGCAACTTTATCTTCTAGTTTATCCTTATTAATCAATATCATTGTAGCCCCTACACCTACTGCGAGAGCCCCTACAATTGGTAATCCTTTAATAAGAGTTGACTTTACTATTCTCTTCTTTGACATCATGTCTCCTTTCTTCTATGAATGCATTTGTCCGATATACATAATTGTCATCAGACATATTATAACAGTTATACCTGAAGCCCAGAATTTAATCCACTCCCAAGCACTTGTATTTATTTTTCTATTCTTTTTACTCACCTTCTAAAATTTTCATCCCTAGGGCAATTATGCCCCCAATAGTAGCTGTTGATACTTCAGGCATTCCTTGAAATAATCCTACCACAGAAAGTGTAGTAAGGCAACCTATAGAAAGAAATATTTGAGGTCTAAATTGTCCCATAATAGTTTTCTCCTTTATTTATCTTATAGCTGAATCAAGAGCATCTAGTGTCTTTTCTATGTAATTCAACTTTGTAGATGTTACGTCTAGTAATCCCCTTAGTTCAATAATCCCAGTTGCACCTGAGTTATCCTTTACTTCTCTTACTTCAGCCTGTAAGGTAGCAATATCTTCCTGCATATTTGTAATATTATTTTGCAAAGTAAGATACCCCCCAATTACAGTCACTAACATAGAAAAGAAAAAGATGACAGCACCCATGCTTATATTATATTTAGTTTTTCCTACCTGTACTTCCATTAGTCATAATCTCCATATGTTCTAGAGTCTCCATAGCCTGCTAGATTTAGTTGTTTAAGGACATCACTAAACCCTGAATGGTCTGACATGATAGTCCTCATTTCGTTTTCTATAAGTGCGTCTTTAG